CCTTCGCAAAACCAAAACCGATCGTGTGGATGCAAGAACGATTGCAACTATGCTATTGTCCGATGTAGACCTCAAGTCCTACACGGATACAGCATACCATAACGAAGAGTTAAAGTCACTAACAAGATACCGATTCGATAAGGTTCGTGAAAGAGCCAAGCTGAAGCAGTCAGTGTCCAGACTGGTCACGATTCTGTTTCCAGAACTGGAGAAGCTCGTTCCCTCTCTCCATATTGCTTCGGTTTACTCGCTCATCAGCGAATATCCCGGTGCGAAGCAGGTTTCAGAAGTTCATCTTACCAAGCTGACAAACCTTCTTACAACAGCATCTAAGGGGCGTTACGGAAAAGACAAAGCTATCCAGATTCGAGATGCAGCCAAAACTTCCATTGGTTCAGTTATGCCTGCTAAATCTCTGGAACTGAAGCATACCATTAAACTCATTAAGGAACTCACCTCCGAGATCGACGAAATTGAAGATTCGATTCAGCAAATCATGGATGAATTGCATCCACCGATTCTTTCTATTCCCGGTGTCGGTATCCAGTCAGCAGCCATGATCCTTGCTGAAATCGGTGATTTCTCCAACTTTGAATCTCCTGACAAAATCCTTGCTTACGCTGGCTGCTCTCCATCTACATACCAGTCAGGAAAACTTACAAACTGTTACGCTCATATGGAAAAGCGTGGTTCACGTTATTTGCGATATGCCCTTTACAACGCAACCAAGTACGTTTGTCATTGGAATCCTGTCTTTGCCAAATACCTTGCCAAAAAACGTGCTGAAGGTAAGCACTATAATGTTGCCCTGTCTCATGCCACAAAGAAACTCGTGCGGCTGATCTACGCTTTGCAGAAGTCTGGAAAAGCATATCTTACAGCTGCCTGATTTTTTCCAGAGCCTGAGCCAAATCCAAGAACAACTTAGCTGGCGCAGCGAACCCTTGACAAACCGAAGCATTCAAATGCTATTCTGTTTCTGCGAGGGTTGGCCGGGCTTGCTTTGCTATTCTCTCCGTCGCCCTCGCTGCTCTGATTTCAGCATTTGAAGGCTGTTTGTCAGGGGCAGCGAATCGTTGACGGATTTTTTCATTTTGGGGCTTGACTTTTAATAGTTAGTCTCCAATTCAATCTTTCCGTCTGCCGCAGCAGCAGCCAGAGCGTATACGAACTGCCCGATGGTCATTCCGTGCCGTCTGGCTTCACGGTTGATGTACTTGCGTTCTTCTTCGCTCATAAGGATGGTAATGCGCTTAGACCGCTTGCCATCACCGCTTGCAACGCCCTGATGCGATTCCGGCATCGGGATTTTTTTCTTTGTCAAACCAGCTTCAGCCAGTGCGCCGGGAACATTGCCCTGTTCAATCAAACGCTGCACTTCTTTTGCCTGTTTCAGCTTCTTCGGCTTACCTTCGCCTAACACGGCATCGTTCGGCTGTCTTTCTCTGTCTTTGGCTTGCTTCGGCTTAATACTGCTTAATTCTGCTTCACTCGGATGTGCATGGCTGTCTGTGGCTTCACTAGGCTTAATTTGCTCCTGTTCGGCATTATTCAGCTTTGTTTGGCTTACTTCTTCTTCCTTTGGCTCACTTCGGCTTAATGTCTGTTCTGAAAAAATAGGCTGGAAATCAAACCCGCCAAGCAAGCCAGATGATTTTTTGCTGGTTGATTTCATTCTTCTACAGCCTCCATTCGTGCTCCGCAATTAGGGCAGAAATTGATTGCCCACATAAAATTTTTCCTAAACTTCGCCATGCAGTTTGAACAACCAATACCGGCCACTTTTACCTGAACGCCGCCGTTGTCTAAGTCCACATAGCTGTAATTTACTTGTTCCCAATGTGCAATTGGACGTACAACATTTTCAGTTTTCTTTTTAGCCAATTTTATTTTCCCTCCACAATCATCTCCGCCAACGCCTTGAAGTCCTCTGCGCTGGTACTCTTTGCCGTATCACCGCTAAACAGGCTGTGCCGCTCTGCCTGCGCCTTACGGACGCCCATAGACGGTCTAATCTTCACGTCAAGCAGCTTTGTTCCCATGCTTTGTGCAATCACAGGGAGCTGCTCTACGACCTCTTTAGACAGGTTCTCACGGCTCTTGTACTGGTTCAGAAGCAGACCTTCAATCTTCAAAGTCTGGTTGAAGTATCTGCGAACATCTCCGATGGTCTGCGAAAGTTGGCTCAAACCAGCCAGTGCATATCGGTCTGCTGTGATAGGTACGATAATGCTGTTGGCGGCGATCAGAGCGTTTACAAGCGCAAGACCAAGCTGCGGGGGAGTGTCCAGCACAATGTAATCATACTGCTCAGATACGCTTTCAAGGGCTTCTCGCAGCCGAAAGTTCTTGCCAATGTCCCGGACAAGTTGCTCGTCAATGTCCTTCAATGCGCTGTCTGACGGCAGAATGTCACCGGCTTCGCAGTGCTGGATCCCTTCCTCTACTGTGCCCTGACGGGTCATTACATCGAACAGGGTACACACGTCCTCTGTCTGTGCGCCGTAAGTGTCCGTTGCATTGCACTGGGCATCGCAGTCCACCAGCAGAACTTTCTTGCCAAGCAACTGTAACGCACCAGCCAGACAGGTGCTTGTGGTAGTCTTTCCTGTGCCGCCCTTCTGGTTGGCGACAGCTATGATTTTTGCCATTTTTATTCTCCCCAGTCTACATAGTAACCGTTGTATGCGAATCCTTTCGCCGCCATTCCAGCTTCGATTAAGGCTTTCCCGGCTTCAATCGCTTCATCTGGCGTTAGTTCGCTATAACTTCTTTGCGGCAAAACCCTTACAGAAGCCTGATTTCCATGATGATTGAACCGAAACTGATAATCAAACTTCTTTTCAAGGTCAAGTTCTGCTTTATTCAGAACGGAGTAGGGAACTTTTGCCATTTTATCACTCTTTCTTTATTTTTCTGGTTCTTCAGGAAGCGGCATCCAATGGGTCACATCTCTTAGAACCTCGTTGTCCTTCCATACATCAACGGAATCCCTTTCCCACCACAACGAACCATATCTTCCTCTTGCCAAATGTCCAACGTCAATATGCTTTTCCGTGAAAACAATTACATTCTCCCTATAATTTGGCAACTCATCTTTCACACTAATCCATCCCATTCTTTCTCCTTTTTATCACTCTTTCTTTTTAGTAGAACGGATATGCTGCCTTTATCTCGTCTCCGACCCACAATACAGGTGTGACGTGCCATGCAATTACAGTTCCTTTGATTTCATTACTATCGGAATCAAACCATTTTCCGTTGATTGTATCGTACTTGCCGGTTATGAAACTTTTTTCTCCTGTTTTCTCATCTTCGATACGAAGTAAAAGTCCACGAGGCCATCCTTCTAGGCTTTTATCCGGCATAACATCTTTGGTCATGTACCACTTGTCCTTGTCATAGCCTTTCGGAAACATTGGAACCATACTCTTTCTCCTTTCTGCATCATCTGCTCAACGCGCTACGTCTTACTGCTCTTGTAACGCTTCAATGGAATAGAACGCTGGCATATACTTGTCTACGATACCCGCTTTGTCTACGCTTCTAATCAGATAGCCAACAGGTCTGTCAGGGAACGGAGACCTGTCCAAAGACAAAATGTCATTGTATGCAGCTTTTACCGTGTCGTAAACCACTTCTCTGCGTCTCGGCAGCTTGATTTCAGGATGCTCTTTTTTCATCCACTTCTCAACCACTTTTGCCACGTCAATGCAGTCTTGCTTTTCCAGCTCGTCACACACAGACCAGTCAAAATCATCGTATCCGCTTCTGCGGGGCTTTTTGGCGGCTTTTTGAGGTTCGGTTGATACTTCGCTTGCCTGAACTTCAATCAGCGTCTCAGACGCTTTAATTTTGGGCTTGAACTTGACCGCCACAGCCTTTCGTGCCACAAGAACCGGTTCATAAGTCACCACGATGTCAGACACGGCATTGATTTCATCTACTGCAACATCAAGCACTCGTTTGCGAAGGTTCTTGTAAACATCGTAGCTCGCTTCCATCGCACCGAGCTGTTCTCTCAGCTTTTTCAGACTGATTTCATGCGGCTTACTGTCCATGTTCAACCAGTCCCGAAGAATCGAATAAAGCAGAATGCTGTACTGAGACTTCATTCGTGACGTGTAACGCAGCCGATACCGAACGTATCCGCTTTCGGCAATATCAAAAAAGATAGGGCGAAGGTCAGGGTTGCAAGTGATTGCCACAACATAAGACCTCGTTTCTGGTACATAGTCCAGTTTTGCCCTTGTGAAAAGGACAAAGCTCTCAAACGTGCCCTTCTCTTTGTCAATGGGAATCGACACCGTATTGCCCAGAAAGTGCTTAATCTGCGGCTCAATCCTTCGTGCATCAAGGCTTTTTAACCCCAGCAGTTCTCTGTACTCTGCCAACGAGAACTCTACACGGCTACTGCTTGGGTCTCTCGGATTTATTCTTGACAAGTAAACCTCTAGCAACCGAAGTTCGCCTGCCGTATAGTCCCTGAACTTCGCCCAAACAAGGGATTTGCTTTTTTCAACAAGGTTGTTGTCGGATATTTTAGGCATCTGTTCGCCTCCTTTTCTAGCCTAAAAGCAGTATATCACAGATTGGGGGACAAGTCAATACATTCTGTCCCCCGTGACTTGTCTTTTTGTCCCCCATAGGGTCGTCAAAACGTCCCCCATGACTTGTCAAAACGTCCCCCATGCTTTGTCATTTCGTCCCCCATTTACATATTATATATTAAACAAGAAATAAACAAGAGGTTAAATATCATCGTTAAATAGTCGATGACGATAATTTTCAACAATTTCTTTGTTTTTCCATTCCAGTTTGTGGATAACTCAACCTTCCATTTGCTGAATAATGACGAACCGGAAGCAATTAGTCTTATCTAGCATGTACAAAAAGTGGATGAAAAACTTTTGAGCCGGTGTTATGGGGGACGGATTGACAAGCCACTCAATCGCAAACAACAAATTAACGCTAATTCGTCATTTATTCCGCGCGAATGTTGTCGATTTACAAACTATGGGGGACGGATTGACAAGGCGAAGGTATACCCAATCTGCATGAAACGTGTAAAAAAAGTGGATGAACGTGGACAAAATGTTCTTCAAAAACTGCGATAATTCGACAATCAGCGCAAAATGTTTTCTTCGTTGATGGTATAAGAATCGTTTCGCTTCATCGCCGCAGCTTCCCCACAGTCCTGTGCCTGATACAAAATCTGCATATTGGGTTGTGTTCCGTCTGGGTCTGGGTCGGTTTTGGTGGCCTGTGCCATTTCATAATGACCTGTGACGGTGCGGCAGACGGATACACGATCACGCAAAGTCGTGTGAAGGTTGGCTACCATTTCGCATAGAACGGCAAGGTAATCTGAGCCGTGGTCGCCATAGATCAGATAGCACAGCAGGTCAATTTCCTGTGGATGGGCTTCCTTGATATGCTCTACCAGCGCATCCCTTTTTCTTTCGGTACTGGCATCGCCAGCCAGACTTTCCAATAATCCGGGATGCAAACAGGTGTCTATGTACGGCTTGGCCGCAACACCGCAGCACACAAACCATTTTATGATAGTAGAAGCATCTGGGGTCATTGTCCCTTGCTCATAACGAAAAATGGATGTCCGCCCTACACCCATTTTGTCCGCAAGCTTCTGCTGGCTAAGTCCAGATTCTGCTCTTGCCATCTCTAACACTTTTGCCACTCGTATCCTATAATCATCCATAAATACCCCTCTTTCGACAAAATGACACAAAAGCAAAGAAATTAAACTGATATATTGTTCAAAATGTGAAACAATAATTGAAAAAAGTCGCTGTTCCATTGAAACAGCGAGATGTGGTATAACTGTATTGTCAAAAAATTCCAAATAGAAAGGAAACACAAAATGAAAGAAACTGTAATCTGGAACCATGAACGTATGCCGATCATCGATGGAATGCCCGCTAGCGTTACCGATGGGCAGCCACACACACCTGAACCATGGGAGGAAAGCTAATGAACCGAACTGTAGATGCTCTGATTGTCCCATACGCCCGCAGACGGACGCTGGAGCTTGTCCTGAGCCTTTCTGGGTACGAAGCTGATAAAAATGCTTACCTCGAAGCAAAAGGCATCCTGGAACGCGCCATAGCCGCCTTGGACGATGGGCGCGACCCGGCAGATAACATCGAACGCATTGATGGGCAGCTCGTAGAGCTGTGATTGGAGGAAAGATGGACTTTACGAACGGATTCTATAAAACCGAAAACCCTGTTGTTCTTGAAGAAGTGAAAACCTTCCTTCAGTCAATGGAACGGCGTGGAGCAACCGTGAAGGACTTAGACGATGCCATTGTGCAGCTAAACAATGTTTCGCACAGCATCAGCACAAACGCTCTCGTCAAAGCAGATGTGCTGGACAATTTACCGAATAACCCCTTTCGTTCCATGCTCAACGGAATGTTACAAAGCAAAGGGTAACTTAAATTTAATGTGGCTCTTAATCATTGTCATTGCAATTTTTGGCTTCCCCGATGCAAAGTAACGGGTGTGAAGAAAACATTCAATTTTTGCGAAGTTGTTAAAAACACATTGACCTGACAACTAAAAGGTGTATAATCGTATCAAATGAACGTCCATACTTACCGATCGGGAGGATATGCCACAATGAGTGAACAAGAAAGAGCTAAGATTGACAGGTTTATCGCATGGCTGTTGGAACACCCTGATAAGATTCCGGCAGCGGAGAAAGCCTTAGGCCTAGAATAACAGAAAAACCCTTGCGCAGAGCTACACCAGCCCGGCACAAGGGGTTTTTATTTTACCGGGTCAGAACCACTTCTTTTTTCGGTTTCTACGGTAACGATATTTTCTGCTGTTGCCATATAGCACACGGTCATTGCCTTTTAACAAGGCCTGCATGAACCAAAAGCAAAAGGCACAGCCACACAACAAGTAATACACGGGCTTTCTTCACATCTTCTCGATCAGGTTCATCAGAGCTTCACGCTGTTCCTTCGGCATAGATTCAAGTTTTCTTTTAATCCGCTCCACTGCTGCATCGACTTCACTTTGCGGCCGTTGGGGCGGGTTTTCTTTTTGTTCGCCAGTAAGAAGGTAGTCTACCGATACGTTGAAGTAGGCTGCAATCTTAGAAAGAACCTCTGCGGACAGGCTTTTGGTTCTTCCGGCTTTCAATTCGGAAAGAAAACTGCGGCGAATCCCAATGTTGCTGCAAAGGGTTCCGTCTTTGATGTCCTCTTTTTCGCAGAGTGCATGGATGTTGCTGTACAAGTCCGACATAAGAACACTCCCATATTTGTGCAAGTATACAAATGCACAGAATTTTGTACAAAAGAGTTGACTTGTACAGATGGCTGTACTATAATACAGACATGGGAAGTACAGAACGCTGTACAATATAAACTCTCTACACCCTTATATTAGTACAGTTTTCCGTACTTGTCAATAGATTTTAGCAAATGGAGGTGAAATTTTGAAAGAAAACTTCCGTTCTGGCTTTGAGCTGGAAGTGAAAATGAAGCTGTTGCAGCGAGGTATGAAGCAAACGGAGCTGATTCAGGAGGTTCAAAGTGATACCGGATTGTTCCTTGATGATTCGTACCTCTACAAGATTCTTCGTGGCGAGCGAAAGCCGGAGAAAATTATCCAGAGCATTTGCAAGATTCTTGAAATCGAGCAGAAGGAGGGCTGAACATGGAACAGATTATCGCCTTAAAGGTTGACCTTGAATACCCGGAAGAAGCCAAGTTTGCCATTGACGCCGCGGCCAAGACCTACTCGGATTTCAAGAGTGAGCAGGCGACAAGGCACTTTGTAGAAAATGGTTGCACGCCGGAAGATGCAAAGAAAATCGCAAAGTTTATCCAGTTTCTTGACCAGTGTTTTTCTGAACACAATGAAAGAGCCTTAAGAAAGGCAAGTGAAGTGGATGGAAATTAAATACTGTGAGCGCTGCGGTGTCTTTCTTGGCCTTGTAAATCCGTGCAAGAAATACTGTGAAGAATGTAAAATCATTGTTCGCAGAGAACGGCAGGCTCTTATAAAGAAAGGAATCAAGGCTAAGCCGGAACCGGCTTTATGCGCTTGGTGCAAGAAGCCAATGGTTCGGAAGGTCTGGTCTCAGAAGTATCACCCTGAATGCGCAGCAGATGCAAACAAGGCTTTGACCAAAAAGTACAAAGCCAAAAAGCAAAAAGAACTGAATGAGCTAAAAGCATCTGGTGAGCTCAAAATTACTTGGGATGTGCAGGAGCCAGAACGTGCGAGACCTCAAAAGCACGAGGCTCCAAAGTATACCGTGCGACAGATGAACGATGCCGCAAAACGATATGGTATGAGCTACGGCTATTACAGTACTTTACTTGCACAAGGAAAGGTGAAGGCTCCTGATGAACGGTAAGTACTACGGCAAGCGGGAAATCCGCTGGCACAGCCGGGAAAAAGAACGGCTGGAACGCATCCAACGTAATCGAAGGATGGCAAACGATGAAGAAAGCAATAAGCAACTTCAACAAAAGCAGTCCGTGGCAGAATCGCTGGCAAGAGCGTGAACCTTTAAGACTGGAACATATTGAGAAAGAAAGAGTGAGCAAAAATGAAAAAAATCAAGGTAAGAATCACATTCACCGAAGCAGTTCTCGGCACATGGCCTAGCAATCAGAACATTGCACGCGAGTTCATCGCCAGCAAGTCCCCGGATGCAAATACCATCGAGGACGAGGTTGCTGCTCTGGGCGCTGATGCTGTGGCAGATAAGGGCATGACCGTGTTCCCTCGCAACGAAAACGGAGAACCCGCCTTGTATGACTACCAGATCAAGGGCTTCTTCAAGGATTCTTGCGGTATGCTGGGTCGTATCGGCGGCAAGACCGAAACTGGCAAGAAGAAGGCCGTGAACGAAAGCGGCAAGCTGACGGCCTACAAGAAGGTAATTGACGGTCTTATTTTCGTGTCTCCCCGGATGATTCCCATTCATGTGAACGGCGAGATTACCGAGTGCCAGCGCCCTCTCCGCGCACAGACGGCGCAGGGAGAACGTGTAAGCCTTGCCAACAGCGAGCAGATTCCAGCTGGTTCGACCTGCGAGTTTGAAATCGTTCTTTTGGACGATTCTCACGAAAAGGTCGTGCTCGAGTGGCTGGATTACGGCGCTCTGCGTGGCATCGGCCAGTGGAGAAACAGTTCTAAAGGACGCTTTGCTTACGAAATCATCAATTAACCGCTATGGCGGGGTAGGGCTGTGCTGCACTCGGCGTGGAACTGCAACGGCATAGTGACGATTGGCTCAGAAATGCTAAGGCAATGCCCGGAGACGAAGCGACTTGAGCGGCAACGGCGATGCGCTGATTTGACGAGATCTGCAAAGGCATGGCGAAGCAAGGCTCAGACGAGCAATGGAATTGCATGGAACCGACATGAGCGGCGCAGCAAAGGCTATGGATGCAAGGTGTGGCTTTGATAAGCAAAGGCGATGCAAGGCGTAGCGAAGCGATGGCAATGAGTAGATGCGACACGCTTTGGCATTGAGTAGCTAGGAGCAGAAAAGCAAAGGCAAGGCGATTCACCGAAAAGCAACGGCAACGCATGGTATCGTCATGACTCGCAATGGCAAAAATGAAAGGAGATAAAGTGAAAGCACTGATTGAAGTTGCCCTGATGTGGGGCATAGCACTGGCAGTGGTTTTGGCGGTATTTCTGCTGAACTTCTGGATGGTGCATCACATCGGAATTCTGGTAGGAGCATCAGCCGCCCGTGGAATTATCATGGTATCTATGGCAATGGCTACGGCGTGGATACTGAGTTTTGGAGGTAATAAGAGTGAAAAGCCTGAAAGCTAATGTCCTTTGTACGCTTGGAATCGCGTTAGCGATCTTTTCAGTAGGATGTGGCGATGCAATCCAGAAAAGTCAGAGCACAGTAGCGATGTTTGGATATGTTTTCCTTTCGTGTAGTTTCCTCGCCGCAGCACTCGTCTTATGTGCCATTGGTGTCAGTTCTGAAAAACGTATTGAACAGGAAAATCGCAAAGTAAAACGCATTCCTCACCACACAAACGAGTGGAGGGATGCACAATGAAATGCCCCGTGTGCGGCAGTGACAGCATTACAACGGTTGACAGCCGGTCTGACCACGACAGCATTGTTCGCAGAAAGAAGTGTATCGCCTGTAACCATCGGTGGTCTACCATCGAAATTGACAAAGACCAGTGGTATAGCGCACTGCAAATCAAAGAGGAACGCAAGAGAGGGAGACCCAAAGATGATTAACCTCGACAGATTCGGTGGCGTGACAGAGCCGGAGGACGGCGTGTACTTCATGACCAACGAACAAATGGCGGAAGCGAAGGATGCCGACCGACTGGCAGCGATTGAGGATTTGCAGTCCGAGATTGAGGACAGGGAAGCAGAGCTGAAAGACCTTTGCGCACAGTTGGCAGACCTGATGGCTGGTTAATTTTGTACAGCCGAGTTAAGCCGAAGAAAGAACGATGAAGCCTAATGAAGCCGAAGAAAGGAGGACGATTCCATGACCGATAAGGAACTTGTCGAGTATCTTTGCAAATGGTTTTACGTTGATTCTGGCGGTACGTTACACAGAAAAGACAGGAAAAACAGTGCAGGAAGCTACGATAAAGACGGTTATTTGATTGTAAAAATCAAAGGAAAGCAATACAAAGCACACCGCCTTGTATACGCACTTCATTATGGGCTAATGCCTATTGGAGTAATCGATCATATCAATGGAATCAGGACAGACAACAGGATTGAGAATCTTCGCTGCGTAACCCAAGCTGATAATGTTGCAAATACTGTTCAGGCCAGAAACACTTTAACTGGCGAGTACGGAATCTACGAAGACCGTTCAACGAAAGGTTTGAAACGCAAATATTCGTTCCACTTTAGCGGAAAAACATACCGATTCAAAACCATAGAAGAAGCTAAGAAAGCAAAAGATGCTTTATGGAGAGAGAAATATGGAAACACTTGTGAAGCTTTCCAAAATTCAAGGCGAGCTGAAAGCCCCAAAAAGCCAGCGCAATTCTTTTGGTAAGTACAATTACCGCAGTTGCGAAGACATTCTGGAAGCAGTAAAACCCCTCCTTGCGAAATACGGAGCCTGTCTTGTTCTTGAAGACGAGCCTGTACAGAGTGGCGAGTACCACTATATCAAAGCGACTGCAACAATCTACGATTCGGAGACCGGAGACAAAATATCTAACACGGCATACGCCAGAGAGCCAAAGCAGCAATCTGGTATGTCAGATTCCCAACTTACCGGCACTGCAAGCAGCTACGCCAGGAAGTACGCCTTGAACGGTTTGTTCTGCATTGACGATACGAAGGACGCTGACACGGACGAGTATCAAAAACAGACCGCAAGCAGGGCAAGCAAACCTGTCCAAAAGCAAGCGGAAGCAGAAAATATTCCTCCGTGCGCTTGCTGCGGAAAGCAGTTGCAGCCTATTCAGTACAACAACCGCACAGTCACTCCGCTGGAAACTGCAAGAAGCACGAAGAAACGCTTTGGGCGTGTCCTGTGTTGGGACTGTGCCCAGAAACAGCCGAAGGAGGGCTAAACAATGCTCAACTCTATCGCAATTCAGGGGCGTCTGGTTCACACGCCTGAAGCTAAAGTCACGAAATCCGGCAAGGATGTTTGTACGTTCAGCATTGCCTGCGACCGTCAGAGTGGCGGTCAAAAGGAAACCGACTTTTTCAACTGCACCGCATTTGGTAATACGGCACTGTTCGTTTCCAAGTGGTTTCAGAAGGGGAGCCTGATTCTGGTGACTGGCAGCATCCAGACCCGGAAGTATACCGACAAGCAGGGAAACAACCGCACTGCAACGGAAATCATGGCGAACAAGGTCGACTTCTGCGGTAGCAAGTCTGACAGCAAGCCCGCCGATCGGGCGCAGGATGCACTGCAAAACTACTCGCAGGGCAACGCAGATGACTTCTCTGTGATTGACGATTCATCGGATTTGCCCTTTTAGGACATAAACCCTGACCGCCTACCTTATATAAGAGCTGCGCTATCTGGCTGGACGGGCGTTTGGAAAGATGATTACCTGTTGTCTTAACTGCACATCACGCTGCACAGCTTGCCACGACACTTGCGAGAAGTACAAAGCAGAGAAAAAAGACTTCGAGGAGCGCAAGGCGTTCGTGCATGAGCTGAACCACAGCCAGAGCGTGTACCACCGCAACTGCGAGGACAAGCACCGGGAACGTGGCAAGAAGCGGTTTCTCGGAAGTGAATTTAGAGGTGAACGAGGATGAGACTTGTTGACACAGAGGATGTTATTGATGCATTGGGGAACATGGGAGAAGCCATCGACCTAAGAAAAGCCGAAGAATGGATTGATACGGTTCCAACCGCAATGCAGTTGTGGACAAGCGTGAAGGATGCACTGCCGACTTCGGACGGAATCTACTTTGTTGTATACAAATTTTGGAGTTTGGACGATTGTGTTTCAACAAGAGAATTTAGAGGTGGTGAGTGGAGAGAAGAAGTTGGCCGTGAAGAGGTTAGGTTCTGGATGCCGATTCCTGCACTGCCAGAGGACGATGAATGAACACCGGCAAGCAGTTTGAAGCGGACTTTAAAGCATCCGTCCCGTCCGATGCGTGGTGCTATCGCCTGAAAGACAGTGCCGCCACCTACTACGGCGGCAACGAGAACTTGTCCTTCTCCATCGACAACATCTGCGACTTCCTTGTGTACCGATACCCGATGAACCACCTGTTTGAGCTAAAAACCATTGAAACGCCCTCTATCCCTCTGGAAAAGGTGCTCGGCAAGTACGACAAGGCAAAGTGCAAATACCACAAGGAAAAACACATCACGGACATGGTAGAAGCAATGGGGTACAGCGGTCAGACCGCCCATGTGATAGTCAATTACAGGGCAGTCAGCCGCACCTTTGCAATCCCTGCCAGCAAAATTCTGGCATTCCGATACAACGGGAGCCGTAAGAGCATCCCTTGGCAGTGGGCAGAGCAAGAGGGGATAGAGGTCAAAGCAAAGAGACTGCGTGTCCATTGGCGGTATGACGTGGATGGGTTGTTAAAGAGATTGGAGAAAGAAAATGCAACTGTCTGAAAAACAAGAATTGGTAAGGCTTCTGGGACTGTACCAAAGCGAACTCCTTATGGAGAACGAAGAAAACCTTAGAAAGAAAATGAGAAGCAATGAAAGCTCGAAGAAGGTTGTCACAGATTATTCATACGGTGTAAAAGCTCAGTATGAACACGCAAGAATCATCATCAAAAAACTTTCTGTTGAAATCGGAAAAGAACTCAAGGCTAGTTGGGAGTTGTGGTGAAAATGACAATGGTATGCGATAGGTGCGGTGAAGCGTTTCCGCTTTCCAACGATGTAAAATACATGACACCGTTTGATGACGAACTTGACCAATTTGAAAGCAATTCTATTGTAAAGTGCCTTTCTGGCGATGATAAAGGGATTTACTCGATAAGAGATGAAACCGTTGCCCTTTGTCCCTCTTGCATGGCAAAGCTGAACGACTGGCTGAAAGGAGATAAAAAATGAGCGACATACGGTTAGTTAATGTAGTACCCATCGCCAACGGATGGAACGATGCGGTGAAGAAGAATCTGGATGAGGCCAAAACATTGATGGCCTCCGGGAACTGTACCGACTACAACGCGGGCGTTATCGAGGAATGCGTTGCGAACCTCGTTTCCGGACTTGCCGATGACCTGATGAAAGCTCCTGCTGTTGACCCGGAAACCTTGCGACCGGTGGCACATTGGGAAGAGAGCGTTTGCTTTGAAGATGCCTTTTGGGTGTGCTCGAACTGCAAGTTTCCTAGTGAAGCGATAGCTGCGCCCCGTCTTTATCACTATTGCCCGAACTGTGGCGCAAAGATGGAGGAATTATTGAAATGAAAAACAAAATAAATCACCGTTTTATCCGCTTCACAATCGCAACCGTAGCACTACTGCTCACGCTGCTCTTTACATCCTGCCATCCGACCGCCGCTAAAGCCTCTGCTAAAGCGGAAGAAGCTAGCAAACCGTGTTATCACGTCACGGTCTATTCCCCGGAAATTGAAAAAGTAGGCTACGGTAGCGCACGGCATCCAAAGTACACCATTACGGTGGAAAGTTTTAACGAGCTGATTCCGATCTCTAGTGCAAGAGATTACAAACTACTCCAAATACCTCTGGGAGACGGTCGATTTGAGCTTGTATCCACTTCAATGGTTGAAATCCAATACTACTGAAAGAGGTAGAGCTATGCAAAAGAAAATTTCAGACATTTTGCCTAAGACGGAAATCTTGGCGCAATTGGCAGAAGAAGCGTCCGAACTGGCACAGGCTGCATTGAAGCTGCGCCGTGCGTTGGATGGCACGAACCCGACACCGAAGAGCATCGAAGAATGCCGAAAGGCGTTTGAAGAGGAATACGCAGATGTTATGGTGTGCATGGTTGCGCTTGGTGCTTCGGGTGACGGAAAAGCGCATGAGCGAATTGAAATTATTTCAAGTGAAAAATACTACCGTTGGCTCCATCGACTTCAAGATAAGGAGCAGCCGGATGAATAAATTTGGAAACTGCCCCTTGTGCGGCAAACAGATCAATCCAACCAACCTCCGCAAAATCGCACGCCAAAACCAGCTGTATGGCTTTCGCATGGCTCTGGATGGCATAGCCGCCACATGGGGCGCACTGATTCAGAACCTTCGGTGTGATGTAGACCTGACCGATGAACAGGTGCAGAAAATCATCCGCATTGGTGACAGGTACTGGGAGATGGTTGGACAGTTCAAAAACGAGGACATGACCCCTGACGAGTTTGCGGATTACATCACCGCAAAGTCAGAACAGGTCGAAAAAGAGTTGAGAGAAAGGTGGAGCTAACAATGTTTGAATTTGCAACTCGCTGGCTGGTCTGCCTAGTCCTGCTGGCGGTAGTGGTTCAGTCCGAACGGACAATCAAAAACATGGCGAACAGCCTGTTTGAGGAACGGCAGGCAGTGCTTGTCTGGCTGTTTATCAACGTGTGTCTGGTCGTTTGTACGTCAGTTGTGATGGGGTGGAAATGATGATTCAGGAAATTAACATGGTAGGGCGTGAAAGGCTGGCTTTTCTGTATGGTCTTTATAGCGGCTGCGCGGAATCCGAAACTGAGCTTAACGCCAAAGGCATTTATCAGAAAATTGCTTCCGAGTTAGCTTGGTGTTTGGGATTCAACGAGAACGGTAGCAAATGTTATAAGATGAACGGGGAATAACCAATGGACAACGAACTTTACTGCCCGATGAAGATGACCAGCAACCCGCTTGGTCGGTGCATCTGCGAGAAAGAAAAGTGCGCTTGGTGGCGGCAGTGGGACAACTGCTGTTCCGTTTGGTGGATTGCACGGAAGCTGGACAGCATCGAAACAAAGATGAAGAGGTGAGAGTGTGAAAAAGCGGATTTACCTTGTTCTTGAAACCGAAACGGACGAGGATGACAACAGCATTCTCAGCGATATTGAGCAAGAACTTGGAATGGCTACGCACTATTTTGAAACGGTTTCTTATAGCGAGAACGGTTTTCCTGACAAATGGATTAGCGTCAAGGATAGGCAACCAAAACACCATACTCCAGTTCTTGCATTTTGCGATAACGGCGATACGATTTTTGGCTTTATGGACTTTTACAAAAATTGGGCAGAAGTCGGGAGTGAAATTCCATACGCCGTTACCCATTGGATGCCACTTCCTGAACCGCCAAAGGAGGTCTGATACATGGCAACACCCCCGAAGCGTGGTCGTGGCAGACCGCCGCTGACCGAAGCTGAAAAGAAAAAGCGTGAGAAGCGAGCACAAAAGGCAAAAGAAGAAGCCGCTGCGAAGCGTGAGAAAGAGCGTGAGAAGAAGAAACAACAGATGCTTAACAAGCGGAAATCTATCCGCTCACAGGTGAGTAAAAAAGTGAAAGAACAACAGGAGTTGGCAATCACGAGGTCTAAGATGCTGAATACGGGCGATTTGCAGTCAAGAATTGGTGTTGAAGAGGACAAGAAGGTCATCGGCATGATTGCAGCCAAGTATTTTGGCGACCTTCCGAGCGTGGACATGAACAACCCCATTGAAGTGCAGCAACGCCTTGACTTCTTCTTTGACGCTTGCATCGAAGCTAGAATCTCCCCTGTGGTGGAATGGATTGCGCTGGTTCTGGGCATCGAATGGCCTAGCTTGAGACAGATTATGACAGGCAAGCGCCGTGACGACAGCTTGCAGCAGAAGTACATTCTGAAACTTATTCTGCAAATGCAGTCCATGTGGGCGTACAACGGCATGTACGGTCAGGAGAATCCGGCAGAGTGGATTTTCCGAGCCAAGAACTACTTTGGTATGCGTGACAACGTGGAAGTCACCGTTGCGCCGCCTGAACAACCGTTGGGCGATGCCCAGAGCGCAGAACAGCTCGCCCAGAAGTACCAGACGGCTTTGCCGAAGGAGATTGAAGTGGAGTACAGAGAGGTGGAAGAACATGACTAACGGCGATTTCATTCACTCCATGACGGACGATGACATCACGGAGAACCTAACACCGGGCATCTGCGAGCTTATCAAGCATCGTGACCCGGAGCGTTGCCAGAACCGTGAGCATTGCTTTCATTGCGTCAAGGACTGGCTGAAAGAGGAAAACGAAATCATGGTGAGGGCTGACCAATGGGAAAACTGATTGACTTCTCCGACCCTTGCCTACGCACGTTCCTTCCTGTCCTCTTGCAAGACCACACGACAGGAAAGAACATCATCTGGGCAACAGACCCGCCGCCTGAGCTTGGCGTTGGCTTTGCGGATGAAATCACGATGGAACAACTGGACAAGGTTCAGCTTGTTCCTCGTGTGCAGAAACGGCTTGCAGACTTTGTGTGGGACGAACGTGGCTGCAAGGAATGGGAGAAGAAAGATGAGCGAAAGTAATGTAATCAGGCTGAGCAATGGCATTCTACTGGACAGCAAAGGGAAACTTTTATGCCAAACTGTGGACAAGTCCTGCTCAAACTGTAAATGGTATGACAGCTTTTCGTGGGTCTGCTGCAATGGTATGTCTGAGTGCAAGACTTATTTTGCAGAACCAGACTATGTGTGCAAAGACTGGGAGAAGAAAGATGACAACAGGGGAGAAAATCAAGAAGCGCAGGATTGAACTTGGCATCACGCAGAAAGATGTTGCGAGGATGATTGGAACAACCAGTGCGTACGTCAGTGCCGTTGAAAAGCAAAAGCGTGGCGTAAAGAAGGAAACGCGGCTGGCAAAATTCGCAGAAGCCCTTCAATGCAGCGTGAACGATTTGAAGTCGGATGTGCCAAAAGGCATGGTAGACCCAACCAATGACGACTTCGGAGCGGTCTGCAACTGCGCTGTCCGCTATTGCTTGGGCAGACGGTCATATATGCCTAGTCTTGTTTGCAGATACATCATCTCGCTTCTGCCGGAGCTGACCGACAAGACGTTGGATTGCTTTGAACGTGACATTGCAGAGCGCAAGCGGACAGGATTTGACTTTGGCGATTCCTGCGACTATGAGACGTGGGATGCGTTCTACAAGGCGGTTTGCACGGAGATTGAAAGGAGAAAGAAAAATGTCTTTGCTTGAAATTGTACTCGGTTTTGTTTTGACGACAATGATTGGTTTTGTGTTCGTTTTTCCGATTTATTTGCTCGAAAAATATATAGTTCTTAGAACTTTGGAAAAATACATAGACAACATAACCTTGAAAGCCATTGCGGTTGTAGCAGTCAATGTTCTTTTCTTTCTTGTTGGGTTTGCAATCATATTTAGCGTTTACGGTTAAGTTTGAATAACACGATTTGAAGAAAGGACGAGCAATGAGAGCCAGACCGATTGATGCCAATGCACTACGGAAACGCATTGAAGAATGGATGCAGGAATTAGAGCAAGAGTTTACTGTTGAGTACGCCTACATGGGATATGCGCTAGATGATGTGCTTGATTACATCGACACTGCGCCAACAATCGAGGTAAAAGACAATGGCTAATTATCCAGAATATCTTGAACGAAACGCACTTATTGAAAGAATCCAGAAAGCATATTGCGATGGCTGCGAGAACTACAATGGAGTTAGATGCCGTGCTTGCGGCATTGGCGATGCCATTGACATTGTGGAAGATGCTCCGACAGCCTTAGAGCGTACCGCTGAATGGATTGTACAGGACGATACGTTCACAAGGTTCGAGTGTAGCAGATGCCACACAAAAAATCATCACACACGTTGGAACTACTGCCCGAACTGTGGAGCGAAAATGGAGAACGCGCATGGCTAACACACTTTGGCATCCAGCAAGCGAACCGTCACGAGAGCGGACGTAGCCTTTGTTGCTTGCGGCTAAGACAACGTGGCGTGATAAAGATGGAAAAATGTTGCAAGGCTTCTCGCCGACAGCGTATTTTCTTGGCTGTTACGCAGACGGTCAGTTTTGGGACGAAATAGGCGAGAGACTGCCGGATAACGTGACGGTCACACATTGGATGCGCATTTATGCGCCGGAGGGTTGACAGATATGAGGCCGATTGATGCAGATGCGCTGCGCCAGAAGATTGAAAAATGCGCTTTGGACGCAGACAGAGCTAGTTCGTTTTCGAATCCCGATGGAGGAGCTTTCTACGATAAGGTGCTGGATGCTATTGATACAACACCGACTATTGACCCGAACATTCAGCGTCCTGTGACGCATTGAATGACGTTTCCGATGGTATAGGAGGGCTTATGGAAAACAATATCGTTGTTACACAAGATATGATTGACTCGTTTACGGCTGCCATGCGAGAGGCGTACAGAGCATATGGAGATGATGAGGAGCGGGTGCATGGCGCGATGGATGGCATTATGTGAGAAACCTTAGATAGGCTTGGCTTTACAGAAGGCGTGGAAATCTTTAACGAAGCACCGAAATGGTATGCGTAAGGAGCAGTAAGCATGACGAACAAGAAGTTTGGCATCATCATTATGGACTTGAGCCTTTTCGACTTTGGGCCGAAGCCGCCTTGCGGGTACATCAAGGCAAAACATATTCGCCCAGCGTACGGCAAAGGCGCAAGGCCTGTCAAGGCGCATAAGCGAATCACAAGAACAAGAGAGGGATTTAGAAAATGACAGAACTCAAGAGATGCCCGTTCTGCGGTGCGGAACCGCCGACTGTAAAAGTGCTTCATCCACTTGACATTAACATGGCTAATTGGGTAGTCTGCGGAAAATGCGGGGTGAGCACTTCTGTAACATTTGGCAAGGAAAAAGCCATCGAAGTATGGAACAAACGCTACAAAGAGGATTAAGCATGGACAAAAAACGAGACAGCTTTACATTCCAACGATACTACTTTGAAGCCATCTCCACACTGAAAAGTAAAGAGAAATTAGAACTCTACGATGCAATCTGTGCATACGTTTTTGAAGGAAAAGACGCAACTTTGAACTCAAAAAAGGCAGAATCTTGTTTCATTTTGATTAAACATCTGCTCGATGAAGAGTTGAAAAGAAGCGATATTGCGTCAAAAGGATGGTCTACACGAAAGTCAGCTCATCCTCATGTCATAAATGAGATGAAGGTCAGCTCATCTATGAGCTCACAGTCAGATGACAATGAGCCCATTGTATCAACTGACAGTCAGATGAATATCAAGACCTTGCCGGAGAGTGCGGTCAAAAAGAAACCTGACATCTTCTCCGACTTTGCTCATGGCGATAAAGCCCTGCTGGAATCCCTGCGAGAGTTCGCACAGATGCGTACAAGAATCAAAAAGCCTATGACAGACCGGGCAAAACAGATGCTCTGCAACAAGCTGGAAAAGTTTGATCGGCACGACTGGAAAGCCATTCTTGACCAGAGCATCTATGCCGGGTGGCAGGACATTTACGCATTAAAACAGGATGACCAGTACGAGCAAAGTACGGAGATGGAGTTTCCTAGACTATGACAATGGACGTTCAAACGGTATTTATCGGTGCGCTGATGCTCTGCAAGCCGGGCGTTGTGGATGAAATCATACCAGACCTTGAACTTGACTTGTTCAGACCTGAGCTGAGAGACGCTTTTGCGGCTGTTCAGGGCTATTGGACGGCTAGGGGTAAGATAGATATAGTCGAGATAAACACGCAGCATCCGGACGTAGCGCAGACGCTCTTGGCGTGTGTACAAACCTGTGAATCAGAGTGTGTACGAATTGACAGGGAGCAGATGCAGCGTTGGGCACAGCTTATCAGAGAACAAGCTGCACTCACTCGTGTGCAAGGTCTGGCATTTCAGATGACCAGCGAGCTTACCGACTATTCTGATCTATCAGACATTTACCAGCAGATGGGCGAAGCAATGAGCCTGAAAGCTGAGGAAGAAGATGCGTGGACATACGAGGATGTGCTGAACGACTATGTGCTTCACATGGACGAAAAGCCTGTGTATATCAAGACAGGCCTAGAGCGTCTGGATGAAGCACTGCACATCTCACCGGGTGATTTCATCATCATCGGCGGCAGACCGTCTGCGGGCAAGACAGCCCTGTCTCTGCAAATAGCAGCAAGCATGGCAAAACAGGACTACACCGTGTACTATTTCAGCTTGGAAACCAGCAAACGCAAGCTGGGCGCTCGTCTGATGGCCAATCAAATATACTGCCCTCTGGACACGGTGAAAAATAAGGCGGTCAGCTTGAATGAGATTGACGGACAGGCAAAGAACATGAAGATGCCCTTATATATACGCTCCGCTGCCGGAAAGAACGTGGCGTGGATGAAGGCGCAGGCTCTCCGTAAAAAGGCTCAGGTTATCTTCGTAGACTATCTTCAACTCATCCACGAAACAGGCGCAAAGGACAGATATGCCGCCATTACAGCCATATCCATTGCCCTGCACGAACTGGCACAGACCACAGGCATTGTTGTGGTGGCACTGGCACAACTCAATCGAAACCCATCCAAGCCCGGAGCAACGCCTACTAACTCCGACTTGCGAGAGAGCGGACAGATTGAACAGGACGCAGATGCAATCATCCTTCTGTCCGGCGACAACCCCGACAAGTATCTGTTCCGGCTGAGTAAAAACAAGGAAGGCGAGATAGGCGACCTTCCCATCACGTTTAACAAGCAGATTCAACGGTTCCAAGAGTATACTTGGATGGATTGAGCACATGGGCTGTCAGCAATGGCAGTCTTTTGTTTTTGCCAACTCCACGAGAAAGCCTGTTTTAAGGCGTTTTAGATGCTAGACGATAACTTTATCGACTTAATCTCAAAAGCACGCCACAGACGCTCGTAGGCGTCTCTCCGTTGATGCTGATGGTATATCTCAAACTAGACCATGTGATTAGACCGATGCAGGAGCGTAGAGAACGGCTTTTCAGGGTCAGGCGTGAAAGTTATCGGGTCAATCAGAAAAGCGCGGCAGACAGGCTTTTACACGCCTTTCCAGCGATGATAGCAGCCAGATGGACGAATGCTAACGACTATTCATCCAATCGCAGGGCTGATTGAGACGAAAAAACGCTTTGACTATCACTTTCGCAAATGGCTTTCAAATTTTTGTCCCCTTTCCCCCTTGTTTCCTCTTTCCCCCTTTTGTCCCCCTCTTTCCCCTACAACCCCTATTACCCCCTATAATCCCCCTAACATCTTCCGTGCTCCCCCTTTCCCTCCCCGTGTGTTTAGCGCGTCCGCGGGCGTTATATGCGCCAGCGAGCGCGTTGACGGAGCCGGGTGTGCTACGATAGTTCAAAAGCGAATAAATAACAGTTATGCGAAATTGCAAACTGGTTCTTTCCCCCTACAACCCTCTATCTCCAAACCTACACCGTTAGCCAGCAGAGCAGACCGTAGGCGAGAACTAGCGTGAGGTTCGGACTGGTGGATAGTATACGACTATTTCACATGGAGAATTGACTTCATTTTGTAGTCGGTTGAATATGTAGAAATGTTGCATTGAATATTCCTAGCAGAATGCTATGAATTAATTAAAATACCATAGTAAGTTGCTGGGAATTAAATCGAGAAGGAACAGACCAAATCGGATGGTACGACTATTTTAGCAGAATAATCCCTAGATAGTTACTAGGATATATAGGCGTATATTATAATAAGTACAGTTGATATACGAATTTGGTATGGCTAGGCGATAATAAAATTGACAGGTGTCTTGACATATATTGATTTTTGGGTGGTCGGATGACTTAGCGACTATCGCACCTCCCTTCTTCTAAAAGTCAAACGACTATTTCACACAAAAAATACACGACTATTTGACGATAGTTCGCAAGAAAATGATACAACTATTGCTCTGCGACTATCAGCGGACAGCTCGTTGCTATACTATATATAGGACTTTCAAACTGTGGTCGTCTGACGACTTTACGACTATTCCGCGACTATTTGCCGGGAGAAATTACGACTATTAGCTACGACTATTCCAGCCGGAACGCTACGACTATTGCTGACCTCTATTGGCTATCGGGCGAAAGCCCGAAAAGAGATGCGGCGGCAAGCCGCCAGTGGTTCCGCGCCCCTGCCGCTGGACTGCCCCGCCGTGTGGAGTGTGCCAGGCAGACCCGGCGCGCCCTGACTGCTGACCCGGTGCCAGACCTTCAGCCGTTGCGCTGACTTCTGCACCGGATGCAAGCCGGATGCACTGACCCGCTGCCGTTGGCATGGTCTGCGCTATGATGCACCGCCGGGCATGGATCCATAACAGGGGCGCACCCTTGTACCCTTATATACCTTATTATAATGGGGCGGCTGTGCTGAGCTGTACAGCGTCCGGGCGTGGCGTTGGTGTCTGGTATCGGTGCGGGTGCAGCGTTTGATGGTATGCCCTCCAGCGTGGCGCAGGCGGTGTATAGGCGGCTTGTGTATTTGCTGTATTGTGTGTGCTGGAATGGGGCAAATCAACGGAAACGCCGCTGTAAAGCCCTGTAAACGGTTTTGGCATTTTGGCTGTATAATTGCATGAACGGAATAAAAGCCGCTGTAAACGCTTGTTGGCAGCTCATACGTTGCCGGGCAAAAATAAAATCCCTGCACCCCCAGCAGATGCAAGGCAAAAGAAAAGCCCCGCCGGGTTGTGGCGGGGTGTGACTGTTGCGGGCAAATTAAATTTTATACTGGTCAAAAAAGTGCCTTCATTTCGTCGTCGTCGTACTCTGTCAGCTGATAATACCACTCATCATAAGATACATGGTATACGATTGCTGGAATGTCTTTTTTCTTGTAACTTTCTAGGCTGTCGAACTTGTCAAAACAAGAAGCGGGATGTGGGCCGATATCATCACCCCGGTAAAAATACACTGCGTTGCCGATTTTGACGGCTGCCCCAGCACCACGCCTGATAAGTTGGGCAAAAATCTTTTTTTCATCGGCTGACATTTTACGAGAAAATTCGTTAAACCCTTCAATAACCTTCATTTTATACGCTCCTCCCTTGTGTGGACTTGCTGTCGCTAGTATATCATACTGCAAGCCCGATTAACAGGACTTGCAGAAAGTTTTTTTCCTTTTTTGGCTGGGGCGGGGTTGCTTTACGGTGCAGCCCCGCTAAAGTATCCGGCTAGGTTAACGTTGCTTGCGCCAAATGTTATAATTAGAGGCGGTCATAATCATATAGCCGCCGCAGACCTTGACAACAACGCAGTCACCGGGGCAAACCTTGCGTGCATAGTATCTGGTGGTATATAGTCCGGTCGTTGCGTCATATCCCTTATTACTAGTCATAATATATAGACCTCCTCACTTGCTTGCCTTAAACAAAGCACTAAAAAACCAAAAACAAAACAAGATCGCGGATAAAATCACAGCTTGCACCCCCTTATACCACGCTAAAACGCTTGTAGGTGGTTTTGCTGCTGCATTCTGCGTATATATCCGGGTGCAGCGTCTTGAGTAGCTTACTATCTAACCGGACGCTTTGCACGTCCTTGTAAATGGCTTTTGCGGCGCCCTGCGTCATTTCTGGCGCGCCCTGCATCATGCCGATGATTTCAGCCTTTACAGTGTCATTCATCGCTTCAAGCTCTTCAATCAATCGTTTGTTTTCGCGGTATGCGTTCACTTTTTCTTCAAACGTCGTCATTTTTACACCTCATTTAATAGCAAATGTATTCTACAGATTCCCAATATTCGTCATTTTCAGCGTTCCAAGACCGGATTTCGGCTTTTTTTATTCGTTTGATAACGTCGTAGGCGTGGCCGTGATATACAGCATACCGATATTTTGCAGTATCTAATGCGCCAGCTTTAAGCAGCTTTGCACGAAATGCTTTTGTCATTGTCTTTCCTCCTTACTCCTCCGCCCGATTGTTGAGCCAGACCAAGCAGAGAAGAAAGCCGGACGCTATGCCGCCCACATACCAGAGGGCATAAATTTGAGTTGCATCAAGCATTATACTCTACCTCCTCTTTATAGTAGCTCTCAAGGTTGACCGCCACAGTATAGCGGCACTGGACGTTAAATAGGCGGTTCCATTGGCTGTCGCTGCCAAACTCTTTATTGTACAGCTTTGCTCCCTCAGTGGCTACGTTATACCAGAGGTCAACGGCCTTGTCTGCGTCATAGGTTCCGCGCTGGTACTTTTTGCGCAGGCTGTTAATAGTGGGTGTTACCATTTGGCGGTACAATCCGCCGTTGTTGGTGGTGTACAATTCAAGCTCTCTGCTCTCGTCTGTTTCGTGATAGGTCATACTAGAGGTTCTTTTCATGGTTTTTGTCCTCCTGTTTTGGTGTTTCGTGATGTGGTTTATCAGATATGTCTTATCTTGATTCTATTATATCAGATATATCTTATATGTCAATACCTTTTGAGCAAAAATATAAGATTTTTCTGATTTATTTTTATGGCACAAAATGGCAAAATTGTGCTGTCCATATCTGCACAGTTTCGGACACACTCCACGCCCTCCAGCGTCCCGCACCGTTACGATCTGCCCGCGTGGGCGGTCTGGTATTGAGTGCAGGCCGGTGCAGCGTGTCCAGCGTCCGGGTGTGTGTCGTGCTTTGTGTGGTCCGCCTTGTTGTCTGTCGTGTGCAGTCCGTCCGGGTGTGCTGGGGCCGGGGTCTCCACCTCTGGGGTATATGGGGAGAGCCGGGGGGTGGGGTGGTCGACACCTCGCGTAGAAAAAATTCAAAAAAGGCGTTTCTCCTTCCTACACACCCCCTCTTTTCTGCGCAAAACGCCCCACCCCTATTGTCAATCTCAAAAATTCCGCGCAAAAATAAAAAGACCCCTACAAAGGGTCTGTGTTCTGTGCTATACTTGCCTTACAAGCCTTGAAAGGGAGGAATCTACAATGGCTAAAAGTAAAATGACAACGTGCAAGCACTGTGGCGCAGAGATTGCCGCAAGTGCAAAGGTCTGCCCTCAGTGTGGCGGTAAGAACAAGCCGCCCATCTACAAGCGCTGGTGGTTTATCGCTATCATTGTTTTGATTGTCTTGTCTGCTATTGGCGGCTCTAGCGATAGCGGCAAGAAGAGCTTTGAAGAGGGCTACAAGGACGCTACGTCTAACAAGGCAAGTGCATCCACCGCTTCTTCCGTTGCATCTGTTGTGCCTGAGATCAGCAAGGACGATTACAAGGCAGAGTGTCAGACTGTGGACTATAAGGAACTGTGCCGCTATCCTGAAAAGTATGAAGGCACTAAGATTGTAGTCAAGGTAAAGGTCTCGCAGATTATTGATGCAAACTTCTCCGGCAGCGAAAAAGCATGGAGAACCTACACGGACAACAGCGGATATGGCTTCTATGCTGATGACGAGTATTATATGCTGGATAAGCGTGGCGGCGATGCTGTAAAGATTCTTGACGATGATATTATCGTTGTCTACGGTGAGTTCACCGGGCTTGAGAAAATCACCAGAGCGTTGACCAGCACGACTGATGAACTCCCTCGCATTGAAGTCAAATACGCAGACCTTGCGAACGAATAAGGGGCTACATAATGGAAAAGAAAGAGTTAAAAAACGATTTGATTCCATGTGAACACTGTGGACACATGATTTCAAAGACAGCGAAGTTTTGCCCTGAGTGTGGCGGAGAGAATAAGAAAAGAATGAGCGTTGGTAAAATAATCGCTACGATTATTCTTTGTATTATAACCTATTATCTTGTGTTCTTTTTCGCTTCTGCATTTTTAACTTCCTGACAATAACACAAAAAGCCAGCGGCTAGATGTTCTCTAACCACTGGCTTTTCTTATAGGCTATTTACTTTTTCAATACGCTGGTCACGTTCGGCATCGGCATCCAATCGTTAACGTCACGCATGACAATCTTGCCGTTGTCGCACAGGTACGGTCTTAAATCGCCGTATTCGTCTGCTTCGTAGGAGAGATAGCCGCACGCAACCTCTTTGCCGTTGCAAGCAATCACTCGACCGTTGTAGGTTTCTCCAACGTCAGGCGTTCTCCAAAGCCGCTCCATGTTTTCCAGAGTGTCACTGATGTATTCGTCAAGGTTTTCGTACTTATCGCCGTTAATCATATTCGTTCTCCTTTCACATGGGCATCTGGGTCTGGCCGTTTGTGACCTGAACCAACATAACAGAGTTTGCGCACGGTCTCCACTTCTTGATGTACTCGACAGCTTCATCAAACCGCTTCTTCGGCACGTTGTTTCTGCTGTTCACATTGAACCAGTCCTGAATGTCCCGGTTGCATTCCATGAACAGCTTCTGAGAGACGCTACGGCTCTTGTAGGCCGGGCTGTCCATGCCACCAAGAGCGTCGATAACTACCGTGTTCACAACACGCTTCAACACACGCTGCTGGTTGTAATCAATGGTCATGGTGTTCTCAAGAGCGGAAATGCGCTGCTCTTGCTTCATAGTGCGCTGGTCGATCACAAGGATTGCTTGCAGTTCCTTAGACAGTCCTGCGAACTGGTTGACCTGTACGTTCTTCTCAAGGTCAATCAGCTTCTGGCGAATTTCCATACCCTGCGGTGTCCGCTGAATCATTGCAATGTGCTTCGCCATGTCCAAAGTGATAACGTGTTCTACGCTTGGACGACCGCCATTGGAGTTTTTCTCATTTTTGAGAAAAACCGAATAGTCCGTACCTTCGGCAAAACCGTACTCGCACATACGCTTGAACCAGTCAGCGTAAACGGTCTTAATTTTGAGCCGCTCGTGCAGCTCACGACCCAACACCACCTTTTCGCCGGTGTCGGTGTCGTACACAGGGATAACATCTTCAGAGAAGATTCGGATGGTTTCAAGATTATTATTCATAGAAATTTAGCCTTTCTATCTTGCGAGAGCAGGCCATCTCTGGTATAATAACCCAAAGAGGGTCTATACTCTCTGAGTGTTTCATAAGACGTTCGCTGTGGTCGGCAAACTTTAGCGAGCGTCTTATTCTTTTTCATCGGTCTCCGGTATGGGATGCAACGTAAAGAACGCATCTCGAAGTGCAAAGGACAACGATACACGCTTCTTGATGCAATACGCTTGCAAATGTTCAAACTGCTTGTCAGTCATACTGATCGTCAGCGTTCGCTTGAACCGCTCGGCGTAAGGGCTACTCATGTCTATTCACCTCCTTTCATTTGCTGGTGATGTTAGTATAACCTTATTTTGTGTTAAGTCAAGGAATGAAACACCGGATGTAGTACTGTTATCTGTACTATTCTCTGGATTTCTACGTTTTGCACAAAACTCAGCCCTTATTTTTGGATGCTCCCGCTTCGTACCCTGCCCGGTAGTTCAGTTCGGACAGCTTGCCTAGCGCTTCTGCGTACTCCCTGTCCTCGCTGGTCGGTTCTTTTCCGTGTGCGAAGGTTTTCAGAAATTCTTCGGTTGTCGTGGGAAAGTTCATGTTTTTTGCTCCTAACTCTTGCGGAGAGCAGCCCTTTTTGGTATAATAGATTCCGAAAAGGGAGACTGCCCCCTTGGTGGTTGCAGGTTCTCGTTTCGTGATGTGGATAAGCTATCAGTGGCTTCGTGGTGGTTGCGGCTGGTAGCTTATTTTTTATGCCTTGATGTTCTCAACGTAAGATGCTACCCACTCGATACCCATGCGGATAACATCGACCTTTGAGATGTTCAATGCCTTTGCGCTACTTTCCATGCTTGCGATCTGGCTCTCAGTAAGCCGGGTGCTTATCATGTGCAGCTTATCACGTTCCGAGGTTTCTGCTCGTCTTGCCAAGCCTATCACCTCGCTTTCGCTGAAACAAGTATAAAGCGTGAAAATATGCTTGTCAAGACCCAAAGTTTTACGGAAATGAAGTTTGGAAGAATTACTCCTTATTATAGAAAATTTTCTACCTGATTGTGATTAACTAAGTAAACACCCTCATACTACTCTAGTATGTATAAATACATACTAGAGTATATTTATATATAATATAAAGGGCGTTCATTGGGAAATTGTGGAAATATCAGAAATGTCTTGATTTTATAGGGTTCATCTGATATAATAGCATCAAGAAAGAGAGGATGCAAAAAATGAAAGCAGGAGAAGCAGTAAAAGAGGTTATGAGAAAAGAGGACATAAAACAAGCGGAGCTTTGCAGCAGGCTTAAAATTAAACAGCCAACTTTAAGCGAACGTCTTTCTCAAAAAAATATTAGCGTTAATAAGCTAAACGAAATGCTGAATATGATGGGATATAAAATTGTAGTTGTTCCTCGTGATGCGCAGTTCAAAAATTGCGAGGGCATCGACATAGAGTGAAGGACGGTGAACCTGAATGATCTACGGTTACGCTCGTGTCAGTTCCGTTGGACAAGCGATTGACGGCAACAGCCTTGAATCACAGGAAGAAGCCCTTAAAGCTGCTGGCGCAAATAAGATTTTCAAAGAAGTATATACCGGCACTAAAATGGAACGCAAGGAACTGGATAAACTGGAAGCGGAAGTCCAGAGTGGCGATACAATCGTTGTGACAAAGCTAGATCGTGTTGCCAGAAGCCTTGTCGGTGGGTATGAACTGATTGATTCATGGATTGAAAGAGGAATCCGGGTGAACGTGCTTAATCTTGGGGTGATGGACAACACCCCTGCTAGTAGGGCTATGAGAGGTATGTTCCTTGTGTTCGCTCAGTTTGAGCGTGACATGATTGTTGAGCGCACCAAAGAGGGCAAGAAGATTGCCAGCCAGCGCCCCGATTATAGGGAAGGCCGCAAGCCAACCGCGTACGACCGCAACCTCTTTGATGTTCTGCATGAACAGGTGGAAAAGCGTTTGCTGACAGTTACCGATGCTGCAAAACAGCTTGGTGTGACCCGCCAGACATGGTATCGGATTGCTGAACAGAGAAAGGCTGGATAATATGCAGGGAGAAGAACTGATTGTTAAGAACGGAAGCATCACGCTACGGTCTATGCTTGATTTTGGTGGTTTCCTTGAAATCAAGCGGTTCTTGGAAGCCTGTCATTCGGAAAACTGCACCGTGACTTTTGCAAACGAGGAAATTGTCATTTTCCCAAATGAATACGATGCTGCTAAAGATGCTCTCGTCTTTATTTACGGTACACTGGCAGAAAGACACATTATCATCGAAAAGTATCTTAGTTACAAGTTGATGCTTGGGGATGAAGAACCGAAGCCAACGCTTGTATAATCAAAGAAAGAGGTATGGAATGAATAAACTGCTTTATCGTTATCAAGTGTTTGGATATAAAGGGGCTGCGGCACAAATGATGGACACACTTATAAAAGAGAAGCCGGATTTGCGAGATGGATACTATTCCCTTCCAAAATTGAGAGATGCAATAGAAAAGGACAAATGGCTTTACAGCGTGATCTCTGGTTCGCATGATAAAGACGGCGTGATTCTTGCTACTCATATTTATGATATGGGCTATGTTACGCTAGGGGATGACGAGCATCCCGGTATTCGTCCGATAAGATGGTATGAACCGTTGTTTTTTGTAAGGCTGAAAGAAAAATTGCGGAAGATTTATTGGTGGCCTTGCAAATCTGGTTCTACGTTATTCGATTACACGAATAAAACAAAATGATTCCAGCAAAAATGAATTATAGTAAACAATTTTCCGAAACAGCATTATAAAAACCGAATATTTGATTTTTGTGCAGTTGTAGGCACTCTTTACATTTTCAGGTAGGGGGTGCCTATTTTTTATGCAGCCAAAGCAGTGTATCGCCATCATTGATAGCATCAAAGCGTATGCAAAGCAGAATCCGACCGAAGCACAGGTCTATGAGGACTGGTTTCAGGCGGTCGTGAACCTCAGAGACGCTCTGTCGCAAGACAAGCGGTTCGATGCCTACAAATACTCTGGTGAGCTCCGCTCCGTCTGTGCAGCCATGATGGGCAAGATGAAAACAGGCGAGGACGTGGCGAAGGTCTATGACATTATCAGCCGGACGTACCTGTTTGAAGCAAAGGATGTGTTCGACAGCTATTGCATTTACCTTGAATGGAATCGTGCGCCGGAGAAGAAGTTCTATCAACCAAGACGCAGAGTGCTGAAAGTGCTGGCAGATGACCTGGAGGACTTGTTTTATAAGCGGATAGATTTCTTGGGGGTCAGTCTTCCGGCTCGCGTGGGTAAGGCTTTGAGTGATGATACACCAATTCTTACGCGAAACGGCTGGAAGAATCACGGCGATTTGCAGGTTGGTGATGAAGTTATCAGTCCAAAAGGCAAGTTTGTAAAGGTGCTGGCTGTATCTCCTAAGTGCCAGCTTGATGTGCGATGCCATTTCTCTGACGGCACATACATTGACTGCCACGAAAACCACGAGTGGCCGGTCTTTAACCGGCATAAGAACGGATTTGATGTAATCGAAACCAAGCGGATGATGGAAGATTATGTTGCCGACACGAAGGACGGTATAAGATTCTGCTATCAGGTTCCGTTCAAAAATTTTGTCGAAGGAGAATATAAGAAACTGCCTGTTGAGCCGTACACATTGGGTGCATGGCTTGGCGATGGTCGCAATCAGCACCCGGATATTTGCGAACCTCCTTGTGATCGAGTGATTGTTGAGCGTGTTATTAACGATGGATACCCTGTTAGCTGGCACACTGTCCATAAGGATACTGGCGTTGAGTACTACGGATTCTCTGGCTTGCGACAGGCACTCCAAAAAGGCGATATGTGCCATAGTCACCGCCGCTGCGTGAAGCACATCCCAGAAGAATACTTTACAGCCAGCATTGCACAGCGCATGGAATTGCTTGCTGGGCTGCTCGATACAGACGGTACGTTACGGGCAAAAGAGCATCGGTACGCTTTTTCTACCACAGAGCTGCAAATGAGAGATGATTTTGTCACGCTGGTTTCTACCTTTGGATGGAGATGTAGCGTGGTTGAATATCCACCTCGTGTATCATCTAGTGGCATTAAAGGAAATCTGACGGTTTATTCCATCTCTTTTAATCCTACCTGCCCTATTCCCTGCGTTGTTCCTCGCAAGCAGTTAAAGGAGTTCTCCAAACCTCGCCGTGTGGCATTTTGCGGGTTTGAGCGCATCGAGCCGAAGCAGGGCAACTGCATTCAGGTTGAGGGCGGCGTATATTGCGCTGGCAAACGGCTGATTTCTACCCATAACAGTACGCTGTGCATCTTTTTCATCACATGGCTGATGGGCAACCGCCCGGACGTTGCATCGGTCATGAGCGGACATTCTGACAAGCTGACTAACGGCTTCTATGGCGAAGTGCTGTCCATCATCACTGACCCTGTGACCTACAACTGGGGCAAAATCTTCCCTGACGTTCAGCTTGTGGACAAGAGCGCAAAGGACGAAAGCGTTGATCTGAACCGAAAGAAGCGTTTCCCCACCCTGACTTGCCGCTCAATCGGCGGTACGCTGACCGGCGCAGTTGAAATTGGCGAGGGCGGCGTGCTGTACAGCGATGACTTGATTGAGGACTTGGAAGAAAGCCTGAACGTTGAGCGTCTGAACAACAAGTACGATGCTTACCTAAACCAGCTGAAAGACCGTAAAAAGCAGGGCGCATTGGAGCTGATGGTCGGCACACGCTGGAACGTGCTTGACCCTCTTGGACGCATCCAGAACCAGTATGCAGACAACCCAAAGTACAGATTTCGGGTGATTCCTGCGGTAGACGAGAGCGGACACAGCAACTTCAATTATGACTACGGCGTGGGATTTGACGATGCCTACTATGCAGACATGAAAGCCAGCATTGACGATGCAACATGGTGGGCAAAGTACATGGGCAAACCCTATGTGCGTGAAGGTCTGCTGTTCCCTGCCGATGAACTGCGGTATTTCAACGGCGTTCTGCCTGATGGAGAGCCTGATCGCAAGCTCATGGTCATGGATATTGCATGGGGCGGCGGTGACTTTACCGCCTGTCCTATCGCTTATGTGTACGGCGATGCCGTGTTCATCCCTGACCTTGTGTTCAATAACGGAGACAAGACCGTGACCAGACCGGAAGTCGTGGGCAAAATCATCCAGCACAAAATCAATGTGGTGCGTGGCGAAGCCAACAACGGTGGCGATGAATACTGTGACGTTGTTGACAGCCAGCTCCGGCAGCAGGGTTATCACTGCTCTGTTCGCAGCCAACGTGCGCCCAGTGGTCAAAGCAAGCTGTCCAGAATTATTCAGTATGCGCCGGACATCAAACGATTCTACTTCCTTGACGAGAAACACCAGTCGAAAGAGTACAAGGCGTTCATGGAGCAGGTGACGATGTTCACGCAGCTTGGCAAAGTTCCGCACGATGATGCACCGGACAGTCTGGCGCAGCTTGCCGATGAATTGTATAACGGAATCAGTAAAATCGAGCCTGTCAAGAGGCCTTTTTGATTAAAAACACAATATATTGTGTTCGCTGGGTCTATTTATTTGATTTCATCACTTGACAAGGCTTATAATGTACGCAGGAAGTTTTGCAACTTCCCTTAAAGGAATAGCTTGCACGCGAGGTTTTGTCATTTTACTCGCGTGCGTGTCAACAAGCATATTCCTCCTTTCACCGGTGGAGGTTTTCTCACTCTTTCGCCTTCACCGGGCTTTATATGTTGCGTTTCCAATTGTTTGGGGAATGCCAGTCTGTCTCCCCCACTGCTGGCAAGCAACGGTTCGATTCCGTTACGCAGCACAACGATTCACTTCTGTTTTCATGGAAATTTTCCTTTTACAACCTCCAATCGTTATTCCCGGCTCTCGATGAAATGGGTTTTGTGACATTTTACCATTTCAAAGAGCAACGATGAATCAAGCCGGGTACATGACACAGAGTGGAGCAGTTTTGTAGCTCGTCGGGTTCATAGCCCGAAGGTCGGTGGTTCAAATCCATCTTCTGTGTCCATCAGCGATTTGCTCCAGTCGGGGCAATCGTGGCTTTTGACACCCGACAAGTCAGAGCCTAGCATGACTGGTAGTGCGAACAGTTTCCCAGTAGCTTCTGACAGGTCTGTGCTAAACAGCCTGTTTCCAGAAATTCAACGAAAGGAGTGCTCATGCTAGTTAGAATCTGTTGCCCTTGTATCAGGCAGAATCCAATCTATAAGAACGTCCGCTGCAACCGCTATCTTGGCGAAGTAGACGGACGATACCATTTCAAGTGCGACAGATGCAAGGGCATTATCGAAGGAGATACAAGGGAAGGATGGGTGAAAATCATCCATCCACCGGAAAAGTAAATAGCTTTTGAAGCGCAGTTTTGGCGCAGTGAGATAGACCTTAACAGGTTTGTCTTGCTGCGCTTTTTATTTTGCCGGAAAGGAGGAACACATGGCTGAGTATCAGATGGTTGTTGACGGATTCTTGAATAAGCCGCTGACCGGACGTAGACCGATTGAAACGCCGGAGACGGAAATCAATCGGGAGAACGTGCTGAAAGTGGTCATGGGCAAGGCGGAGCCTATTCATCTGCTAAATAAGAACGAGATTCGCTTTCTGCACAACTACTACTTGGGTAGCCAGCCTGTTCTCCACCGTACGAAGGAATACCACGCTGAAATCACCAACCGCATTGTAGAGAACCACGCCAATGAATGCGTGGGCTTTTACACAGGTTACATGAGCGGCACGCCTTGCTCTTATGTGCGGTCTGAAACGGCAACAGGTGACGGTGAGGAAATCGCCCGGCTGTCTAACGCCTTGCAGTATGAGGGCAAGGACGCGCTTGATCGGCGGCTCTGGCAGTGGATGTTGGAGTGTGGACAGGGATACCGCATCGTTCTTCCTGACAAGGGGTATGGCGGCAACTACCCGGACGAAACACCCCTGCTGGTGGACGTTCCAGACCCTGACATGGCGTATGTGATTTACAACTCCGGCATCGGTCACAAGCCGATTGCCAACGTGCTGCATATCCCGCGCAATTATCAGAATGACCTGAACGACCTGATTTGCGTGTACACGCCAAACCAGTACTTTGAAATCGACAACGGCAAGATCACAAAATCTGAAAGCCATTCTCTGGGGATGCTTCCGATGGTCGAATACAAGCTCAACCCGGAGCGCATGGGTCTGTTTGAACCGGCTATCCCTGTGCTGGATGCCATCAACGACCTTGAAAGCAACCGTCTGGACGGCGTGGCACAGTTCATTCAGTCCATCATGGTGTTTACCAACTGCCTTGTGGACGAAGAAGCCTTAAAAGCTGTTAAGGCTATGGGCGCAATGTGCCTGAAGTCATCTTCCGGTCAGCCAGCTTCGGTCGCACAGCTTGCAAACGAGCTTGACCAGCAGCAGAGCCAGACCTTGCTTGATTCCATGTTGAACGTGTACCGCAGCCTGACTGCTATGCCTAGTGCCACTGGCAGTGAAAACGCAACGTCTGACAACGTGGGCGCAGTTATCGTTCGTAACGGTTGGAATCACACCGAAGCAAGGGCGCAGCAGTATGAGAATATGTTCAAGTTCTCGGAACGCCAAAGCTTGTCTGTAATGCTGAAAATCCTGCGTGATACGGCTGGCTCTAAGCTGATGGCAAGTGACATCAACATCAAACTGCCCCGCCGTCAGTACGATAACCAGCAGAGCAAGGTTCAGATTTTCGCACAGATGCTTAGCCAGAGCATTGACCCGCAGTTGGCGTTCACAACGCCCGGTCTGTTCCCTGACCCGCAGGCTGCTTACGAAATGAGCAAACCGTTCTTGATTGCCGCTGGCAAGCTGGGCGAGGATGGGAAAGCACCGAAGCCGAGACAAGCAGTCTACCGATAGCAATAAAGAAACAGAGGGCGAATAACCCTTTGCATATTCCGGCAGGGAAGCCGGGATACAAATTTCGCAGCGTTGCAGGGAAGCAACGGTAAAAAAACGCAGAAGGAAATTAACAATATGAACTACAAAGCGTTACTTGGTGATGCCTACAAAGAGGGCATGACCGCCGATGAAATCATTTCTGCGCTTGAAAAGGTTGCAGACCCTAGCGCAGAGGTCGAGAAGCTGCGCAACGCCGTAACGAAAGCCAACGGTGAAGCAGCCGAGTACAAGAAGCAGCTCAAGGCAAAGCGCACCGATGACGAGAACGCCGCACAGGAACAGGCTGACAAGCTGGCAGAAATGCAGAAACAGATTGAAGCCCTGACTGCTGACAAGGAAAACCTCGTCAAGGAAAAAACCCTTGCATCTTACCGTGAAAAGTTCGTTGCACAGGGTTATGACGCTGAACTGGCTGGCAAGGCTGCATCTGCGCTGGCTGACGGCGACATGGACAAGGTGTTTAAGTTCCAATCGGAATTTATGACCGCCCATGACACCGCATACAAGGCTTCTTTGCTGAAGGATATGCCCACGCCTCCGGGTGCGGATGGCAAGGGCGGCTCTGACAGCGAAGGCGTGGCGTTTGCTAAGAGCCTTGCACAGCAGAACGTAAATACTTCTAAGGCATCGAGTGACGCAATGAGTGCTTTCCATTAACAAGGAGGAAAACATGAAGTTTACCCGAAACACGGTCAACGGAATCAACGATACCATCCTTGCTTCCAATGACTACACAGCCATTCCCTTTACCGTGACCGAAACTGCTGCGGTTAAGGCTGGCTATCCCATGACGCTGGCTGGCAAGAAAGCTGTTGCTGCTGGCGAGACCGATTCTAAGACCATCAACGCTGACGGCATCCTGCTGTATGACGTTGACCCGGCAGAGAACCCCAATGCTTCCCTGCTGATTCGCGGTGTTATCGACACCAAGAAGGCGGCAGCAAGTTCCAGCTTCACCTATGACGCTGATGCAATCAAGGCACTCAAGACTGCCGTCCCCGGCATTTTCTGCCGTGACAACATCAGCGTGAACGCTTAATAGGAGGTAAAACAACATGGCACTGAATCTTAAGGAAGTCTTTGCCCCGGCTGCGATTGCCGCCTATTGGACGAATGACCCTACCAATGCGATGCCCTTCGCATCTGACGCACTGTTCCCTGCAAAGAAGAAGGCCGGTCTCGACCTGAAGTGGCTGCGCGGTCACAAGGGCGTGGGTGTGTCCCTGATGCCCAGCGCATTTGATGCAAAGGCTACGTTCCGTACCCGTGAGGGCTTCAAGTTCGATGAGACCGAGATGCCGTTCTTCCGTGAGGGCTACCATCTGGGCGAGAAAGACCGTCAGGAGATCCTGCGTGTTCTGGACAGCAACGACCCCTACGCTCGCGACGTGATGAACCGCCTGTACGACGACACCGCACAGCTTATCACCGGCGCACGTATCGTGCCTGAACGCATGATCTGGCAGCTTCTGGCTCCTACCAGCGGCGTTCCCGGCATCACTATCAAGGCAAATGGTGTGAACTACACCTACAGCTACGACCCGGACGGCACTTGGAAGTCTACTAACTTCAAGGAAGTCTCTGTTGCAAAGTCTAAGTGGAACGTCACCACCGCCACCCCCATTGCCGACCTGAACGCCGCAAAGGATGCTGTTCTGGCAAGTGTGGGCGAAGTTGTGACTGAGGTGTACATGAACACAGCAACCTTCCGCAACATGATTGCTGCGGATGAGGTGAAGAACCGGTTCATGACCGTCACCGCAAAGGCAAACGCCGTTCTGCTGGACGCTGAAGCACGGCAGATTATCGAATCTGCAACCGGTCTGAAGATTCATCTGTACGACAAGATGTTCAAGGCAGACCAGTACAGCGCAAGCGAGAAGTATCTGCCTGACGGCATGGTGGTCGTTACCCCTGCTGGCGCACTGGGCAATGTCTGGTACGGCACTACTCCTGAAGAAGCCGACCTGCTGTCCGGTCAGTCTGGCGCATCCGTGTCCATCGTGAACACTGGCGTTGCCATCACTACTGAGCTGACCGTTCATCCGGTCAACGCCAACGTCTACGCTTCCGAAATCGTCCTGCCGTCCTTTGAACGCATGGACGCTGTGTACTGCATCAAGGCTTACTAAGGCGAAAGGAGGAAAGCAGCATGGGAGACCAGTATTCTGAAGCGGCAGTCAAGCTGGGTCAGTACATTGCCCCTGCACTTGACCGTGAAATCACGGACGAGGACTACCCACTCTTCGACCTGCTGCTTGATTTTGCCAAAGATAAGATATTTGCGCAGGGCTACCCCTTCGGCAACAGGCCGGACGAGCTGCCCTTGCAGTATCAGTCGTTGCAGATACGCATTGCAGCGGAACTGTACAACCACATCGGCGCAAACGGACAGACGAGCTATACCAATAATGGCATTACTCGTGTGTGGGAATCGTCCGATGTGGCACAATCTCTGCTGAATGAAGTAGTTCCGAGAGTAGGTGTTATCGGCTGATGTTCAATGGAAGCCCGCTGGACAAGCGCCCGCTGTGGTATTCAAACCCCATCGGCGAGAAAGAACCTGTTGTAGATGAATGGGAAAACGAAACCGGCGAAACATCGCAGACGTGGAGTGGCCCTGCAAAGCTGATGCTGAACGTCAGTCCTCCTACTGGTTCTGCTGAAGCAAGCCCTTTTGGGGCGTTCACGGATTACAGCTATGTGGTCAGTTCGTCCAGCAAAAAGCATAACACTCCACTTTATGAGGGTACACACGTCTGGTTTCAAACGGACATTTCAAAGCCGTTCAATTACATTGTGGTCAAGGTCGCAGAGCATATCACAGACACGTTGTATGCGCTGAAAGAGGTGGCTGCAAGTGAAAATTAAAGTAAGGCTGAGCGATGCCGGGCTTCGTGATGCGGAACGTCAGATACAGGAGTACAAGACCACCCTGAACAAAAAGGCGCAGGAGTTTGCAAAGGCGCTAGCGCAAAAAGGCATTGACGTTGCGACTGTGCGGTTTGCTAACGCACAGTATGCTGGAGACAATGACGTAACAGTTGAGCACGACCCGGTACAAACGCCAAATGGCTTTGCGATCGTAGCGCACGGAAAAGCGGTTGCCTTTATCGAGTTCGGTACTGGCGTATCCCATTCCGCTTATGGCGGCGAACTCCCCGCTGGCATGGGCGAACACGGAACATACGGCAAAGGGAACGGACAGCATAAGCGCTGGTACTACTACGGCGAATCTGGCAACGCTGGAACGCCTGTTAAACAGGTTGATGGCAAAGGTCAGTTGAACTACACCAGTGGCAACGAACCGGCTATGGCTATGTGGGGGGCTGTTGAAGAAATGGCTTCTCAGGTAGAAGCAACGTGGAGGGAGGTCTGGAATAGTTGATTGATTATTTCAATTCCATCTTCACAGCTGTTGCCAAGGAGCTGCGAAAGCAAGTCCCCGGCATCTTTGTCACCGGTGAAATCAATGACAGCAACGTCAAAAAATTTCCGTGTGTGCAGATAGAGGAAAACAGCAACCTCCCGGTTCATCGGGATTCTGCCAGCAGAAGCAAGTATGCTGCCGTTTCTCTGCGTGTGCGTGTCTATTCCAACAAAACAAGCGGACGCATTGCAGAAGCTCGCTCCATTTTGGGCGTCGTGGATTCTGTACTTGAACCACTCAATTTTTATCGAAAATCGTTTGCCCCGTTGAATGGGCTGTACAACAATTCCGTCTATCGGATTGATTGCAGCTATGGGGCAACAATCGGAGAGGACGGAATGATTTACCGAAACTAAGGAGGTAAACATTCTATGAGTACTGCTATCTCCGGTCTGAATACCATTCTGTATTGTGGTGCTACCGAGTCTGCATTGACGAAGTTGTGTGACATCAAGGATGTCCCGGATATGATTTCCGATCCGAACCTTCTGGATGCCACCACCCTGTCTGATCCGATGCAGAAGCAGATTTTTGGTATTAACCAGTCCGATATTAAGGCGTTTACCGCAAACTACAACAAGGAAGATTACGAATCGGTTCAGAAAGCTGGCTACGATGAATCTGCCGAAGAGAACCCCGACAAGTACTATGCAATTAAGATGCAGGACGGCTCCGGCTTCACTTGGCAGGGTATGCATCAGGTTGGTCTGTCCGGCTTTGGCGTGGATGAGGTTGTGGAAATGACCATCAACTGCATTTTCCACACCAAGCCGAAGTTCGTTAAGGCACTGACCATCAACGGCGGCTAAACCGCAAAAATCGAATCAATCAAACCGGGCAGAACTGAACAACGGATTTGGTTCTGCCCCTATTTATAAAGGAGAGCATTTATTATGGCTGCAAAGGTTATCAATTTTCATTCCCCCGATGGCAATAATACTTATGAGCTGACTTTCACCCGTGACAGCGTGGAAGCTACCGAACGTGCAGGCTTTCAGATTGGCCAGTACACCCAGATGACCAACCTGCTGTCCAACTCCCGCGCCCTGTTCTACGGCGCGTTTATCGCCCGGAATCGTGGCATCAAGCGTAAAGTCGTGGACGAAATGTTTGCCCATATCGATGAGAAGGAAGAGCTGATGGCTGCGCTGCTTGAGATGTTCATGGACGCTTCCAAGTCCCTGCTGGCAACTGATACTGAGGACAAGACCGCAAAAAACGCAACGTGGGAGATTGTGTAACCGCACAATCTCAAGAAACAGACGGAGAGGAAGAGCCATTCTCCTTCTCCAAGCTGTTCCACGATGTAGAAGCCTATTACATCTCCATCGGCATGACCTACGAGCAGTTCTGGCACGGCGATGTCTGGCTGGCAAAGGTCTACCGTGACGCAGAGGAACTGCGGGAACGCAGAGCCAACACGGAAGCGTGGAGAAACGGATTTTACATGGCATCTGCGCTTTCCTCTACGGTTGGCAATATGTTCCGAAAGAAAGGGTCTAGCCCCATCAAGTACATGGATAGGCCGATTCCCCTTACCCAAAAGGAGAAAGACGAGTATGAATACCAACGCGCAGTTGAGGCGCAGGAGCGAATCAAGAGAATGATGTTCTCTATGATGGAAAGTGATGGTGGTAGCGATGGCTGATGTTGATATTACGAGCTTATCCGTAGAAATCTCTGCGGAATCCAGCGGTGCGGAGCTTAATATCGACAAGCTCGCTACCGCCATTTCTAATTTGCGGACAAAGGGCAACGTGTCGAAGGTGATTGATGGGTTGGATAAGCTCACCAATTCCCTCACTGCGTTAAAGTCCGCGCAGGGAGATTTTAGCGGTCTTGAAAGCGTTACTCGGTTCATTGATGGCATCAGCAAGGTCAATACAAGTGAAAGCGCAAAGGGCATCAGTACACTGGCAAAGAGCATCGCTAAACTTCCGGAATCCCTTACCGGCATGGGCGCTCTTTCTGATAGCGTTGATACCCTGCTCGATGTTACGGATGCTTTTGACCTTATGGCTACCGTTCAAGACCCAAAAGGCTTGAAAAGTGCCATCAACGCCATCAAAAAAATCCCGGAAGCGGTCAGCGGTGTGCAGGGCATCAGTTCTGACATTGGCGATGTGAAGCCCGTCTTGAACGGATTCAATAATCTTCCTTCCGTCACTGCGCCGGAAGGATTGAGCAGCTTTGTAAGCCTTTTGCGCCGAATCCCGAAAGCAGTGTCTGAAGCAAACAAAGCTGATTACACACAGCTTGCCGAAAGTTCCCGACAGTTGATGAATGGTCTTGCTCCGTTGTCTGTTCTGGATTTTAGCAATCTGAAAAATCTCGGAAGCGTCTTGAATCAGCTCAACAAGATTCCTGACCTTGCGCAAAAGCTGGATAGCAAGACGGTGGGTGACTTTTCTACTGCTTGCCAAAAACTGTCTGCCGCCCTTACTCCCCTTGCATCTCAGCTTGACAAGGTGGGCAATGCTTTTGCAAAGCTCCCTCCGCAGTTGAGCAAAGTGGTCACACAGGCAAACCGCGTGACCGCAGCCAACGAAAAGCAGCGTAAGAGCTATCTCAGTCTGTCCAATCAGATAAACGGCTTTATGCGAAACATGGCAAAGCTGGTTTCGCTGAAAGCCATTGCTGAATATCTTGGCAATGCCGTTGCAAAGTTCAACGACTTCTATGAAGCAACAGACCTGTTTCATAATGCTATGGGCAATTTGAGCGGTGAAGCCGATGCGCTCATTAGCAAGATGCAAGGTCTGCTTGGAGTTGACCCAACCAAAGCGATGACCTACATGGCTACCATCCAGAGCTTGGGTACTTCGTTTGGTCTGGCCAGCGACAAGGCATACGTTCTGTCCAAGAACCTGACTCAGCTTGCCTATGACGAAGGTTCCTATTGGAACAAGGACGTTGCGCAGACCTTTACTGCAATGTCCTCCGCAATCTCTGGCGAGATTGAGCCTATTCGCCGTCTGGGTGTCGACCTGTCTCAGGCACGGTTACAGCAGGAGCTTCTAGCTTTAGGCTTTAACAAACAGGTTTCTAGTCTGTCTCAGGCAGATAAGGCAGTTCTGCGTTATATTGCCATTATGAAGCAGACTGCCAACGTGCAGGGCAACCTTGCACAGACCATCCAGAGTCCTGCGAACCAGATCAAGATTCTGAAAGCACAGCTTGATATGTTGGCAAAATCTGTCGGCTCTCTGCTCTACCCCGCCCTGAAATCCATTCTTCCCCCGCTGATTGCCGCTGTTCAGCTCATTCGAGAGTTTGTCGAGTGGGTGGCAAAGCTGATGGGTGTGAAGGTCGTGTTTACTGATTTCACCAAGAGCGCTGATAGCGTTGGCGGCATCGGTGACGCAATGGATGACACGGCAGACTCCACCAAGAAAGCCGCCAAAGCCCTCAAGGACTACACGATGGGTTTTGATGAGTTGAACATAATTGACCCCACACAGGGGAGTTCCGGTTCTGGCAGCGGCGCATCTGCTGGCAATATCTTGGGTGATGTAGACCTGTCCGGCTACGATATGTTCAAGAACTATGTTGGCACATCTATTGATGAGATGAAGCAGAAAATCAAAAGTATGCTTCCTCTTATAGCGACTGTAGCAACCGCCCTTGCCGCGTGGAAACTCACAAATCTTATTACGGATATTGTGGACGCTATCTCCAAAATGAACGCACTGAAATCCATTGTTTTGGGCCTTGGCGTTTTTACGGTGGGCGTTGTTCTTGAGATTACAGGCATTAAAGACGCGATTGAAAATGGCGTAAATGGAAAGAATTTCGCTGAAATTGTTCTTGGCGCTTTGATTGGAACTACAGGCGCAGCCATTCTTGGCAAAGGAATTGCTCAGTTTATCGTGACCGGCTTTGGTAATACTGCTGTTGGCACGGCCATTAAAGCGGCTGGCGGCTCTACTGCTGGCGCGATTATTGGAGCAGCAGTTGGCGGAGTAGTAACCGGCATACCTATGTTTGTAACGGGCGTTTACGATGCTGTCGAAAATGGCTTAAACACGTTAAACGGAATTTTGATTCCGCTTGGCTCGACAATGGCTGGCACAGGCATTGGTGCAATCATCGGCTCTCTTGGCGGCCCAATCGGTACGGGTATCGGCGCTTTAATCGGCCTGATTGTTGGTGCAATGACTGACGTTGGAATTGCCATCTATCAAAATTGGGATAAAATCACTTCTCAACTTGATAAAGTGAGTGCCGAATTTAAGCAATGGTTCGTTGGTGTCGGCGAGTGGTGGAATGAAAAGTGGGAAGGCTTTAAGACCAATTTTCAGACCGCGTGGGAAAGCCTTCCCGGGTTTGTGCAGCATCCCATTCAAGCACTCGACCAAGCCAGCGCAGGGCTGAAGCAGTGGTTTGTAGGTGTTGGCGAGTGGTGGAATCAGAAATGGTCTGGATTCAAGACTAACTGGGATAAATCCTGGAACAGCCTTGTTGATACCATAAAAAATCTGCCACAAAAATTTCTTGACTATGGCAAGAATATCGTAGAAGGACTTATCAATGGTATCAATAACGGAGTCGAGACTGCCAAGAAAACTGTCGGCGGCCTTGCAAAAGCTATCATTGACAAGTTCACGACCGATACTGAAATTCACTCTCCGTCTAAGGTCTTTGAGCAGTTTGGCATTTACATCGACCAAGGCCTTGCAAATGGTATCACTGGCTCTCTCGGTTACGTCAACGATGCTATGAATAAACTTGTAGACGCCACCAAGCTCAAGGGCGAAGAGATGGCGAACTATGGCATTGACTGCGGCACAAGCTACGTCAACGGCATCATTTCCGGGCTAGACTCTAAGTGGGCCGAACTCGATAACAACCTCAAGACCGACTTCTTCGGCACGGCGCAAACTTTCATTCAGGCCGCGCAGAGTGGCGACTGGAAAACGGTCGGCACTACCATTGCCGCTGGCATTTGGGGCGCTATGGGCGATGAGCAGCGTAAACGCGTCAAGTCCGTTGCAAGCGATTTGCTTGGCAGACTGAGCAAAGAATTGAAAAGCCAAGCTTCTTCCCTGCTGAATACAGCCGCTACCATTGGCAAAAATCTGGTGAGCGCACTGACTCAGAATTTCGGAAAGGTTTCCTCTGAAACTCAGACGATGCTTTCTGGTATTACGCAGGCTTTCGGAAACGTGAAGTCTCCTCTCGCAACGGCTGCTAAAGCAATCAGCGCTGCGCTGTCTGGCGGCTTGCTCAGTTCTTTCCCGACAATTTTCGCTGGGTTTGCCGGGCTGGTAAGCACCATCGGAACCGCAGTGGCGGGAATGCTTTCTGCTGTGGGCGCCGCCCTCAGCGCTACGGTTTTTGGCATTCCCGCTGGAATCGTAGCCCTTGCTGCTGCCGCCGCCCTTGGTGTTGCAATCGCTGGAATCGTATCAAAACTTGGTGGTAGCCATTCTACCAGTAGTTACAGCGATACATCTCAGTATGTTGGAAGCTCTAGCTACAATTCCTCGACATCCAGCTCTTCCTATAGTGGCACTTATTCTGCCGCAAGTGGAAACTCCGAAGAGATGAGAGATGCTGTGTACAACGGCTGCTACAATGCATTCCTCGACATCTGGCAGCGGTATGGAGAGGAAATCTCTGATGGAAGAGATGTAAGAGTGTACCTTGATAGCAAGCAGCTCACCGCTTCTGTTGAAAAGACCCAGAAAGAACGTGGCGTGTCTATTATGGGTACCGAAGTTTATTCCTATTAAGAAAGGATGGTTCAGATGGCCAATATTCCTGCCCTGGTTACGGTGAATGGCGTAGAGCTGCCGGAACCATCCTCTTATGAGGGAACGACTAGCACGATCGTAGACTCTGGCCGAAATGTTCAGGGAAAGGTTGTTGGTTCTGTCGTGCGGCATGATGTGGCAAAGGTCTCCATGTCTTGGAACTACCTCACCGCACGGCAGTGGGCCGACATCTTGAGCCTTTTTACCACGAATTTTTACTGCACTGTTAAATTCTATAACCAAGCCACAGCTGGTTATACCACCCGTCAGATGTATGTCTCCGACCGCACCGGCGGCATGTGGCGTAGAGGGCCGAAAACCGGTGGCGTGATGGGATGGACAGGGTGCAAACTTTCTCTTGTGGAGGTATGACGTATGGTTGAAGTCTCCGATAAGTGGAAAGAAAAATTTAACGAAACCCTTGTCCCGGAATCTTTTGTAGAGATCACCTGTGGAATTACTGAACCCGGTATCAACAAAAAGGCTACCATCGTCACGTCATCGGCAGCCCCGTTCTCCACCTTTCACAGTATTGCGCTTTCCAATAACGCTTCCATTTCGAGGTATTCCACAGGAGAGCTTAATCTCACTGTTCTTGACGGAAGTTGCGCCATTGTTCCTTCTTCCCCTCCGTATGGAACTACTGGTTTTTTGAGCGCCAAGATTTTTGACGATTCAAATCATCCTGTTATCCGGCTTGAGCTTCCGAGTGAGAGCAAGTCCTCGATTCCCGGCGTTTCAATTTGCTGGTCTACGGTATTTGAAGAATACGCTACAGATTTTTCGGTCAGCGCATATCTTGGGACTAACAGGTTAAAAACTGTGACCGTAAATGGAAACAAATCCGTCCGTTCTGATGTTGATGTAGAGCTTTCCGGGTTTGATGCCGTAGAGATTGAGGTGCTGAAGTGGTGTCTCCCTAACCGTCGAGTAAGGGTCGAACAAGTGAAAATCGGCAGGTATCTGGTGTTCGACAAGACCAAAATCTTGTCCTACAGCCATTCTTCTGCAAGAGACCCTATCTCCGGGCAGCTTTCTCAGGAGTCGATTTCCTTTAGTTTAGACAACAGCGACCGCACATGGGACTCCGTAAACCCTCAAGGGATTTACAAGTACATCTATGAGCGCCAGCCTGTCACTGTTCGTTATGGAATGGATGTTGACGGGAAGACCGAATGGGTGAGCGGAGGAATGTTCTTCTTGTCAGAGTGGAGCGCCCCTGCCAACAGCATTGAGGCGTCCTTTCAGGCGCGAGACGCTTTCCTGTATCTATCCAGCACGAAGTACACCGGAAGAAAATACGGCACACTATACCAGATGTGCTACGATGCGTTAGAACAGCTTGAGGCAGATGAAATCACATTCGATATTTCGGACGAGCTGAAAGATTATTCTGCTGACATCTCTTCGGATGGCTCTTCGTATAAAAACTCTGATATTTTGCAGCTTGCAGCCAACGCAGCGGGTATGGCGCTATATCAGACGCGAGATGGCGTTATCACCATCAAGCGGGCGTATGAATTTGACTCCGGTACGGATGTTGAGGACATCACTCTTCTCAACAATTATTCTTGGCCTGAAATCACTTTCGCACAAAACCTTCTTAATGTCACGACCTCTGTTGGCAACAAAACATACGCTTACCCTGAAAACCCTTCCGGTCGTGGCGCATCTCAGAGCTTGAGCAACGCTCTTCTTTCTGAGTCTACGCTTGAAAAGTCTCGAAACGCCCTTACGGAATCTTACAGCGTGCTTTCCAATCGGCGCAAAGCAACTTTGGAATATCGAGCCAGTCCCACAACGGACGCTTTGGATTTCGTGAAGATTCATCATCAGTTCGATTACAGCGCAATTCTGTTACTGACAAATGTATCTTATACCTACAATGGATGTTTTAAAGGCAAGCTTGAAGGTTATATGATAGCTGATGTTGAATCTGTTACGCTGGATTCCTCCAGTGCGACGCTTGATTGGGCGCAGTCCATTATTCTAACTGCAAATGTTGGTCCTGCTTCTGTGGATTCTCCGAATATCAACTGGACGGCATCTCCGGAAGGAATCGTATCGCTTCATGTCCTTACGAATGCTAACGGTAAATCTACTTGTCGAGTGTCGTGGAACTGGAAGGGTAGCGCTACTGTAACGGCATCCGCACATGGAATATCTGCAAGCTGCTCCTTTACAACAAACGAATACCGTCTTTCCAATATCGTTGAGGGCGACACGGTATTTATTGAAGAGAACGGAACGCTTGTTGAGTTCATTGTTGCCAAGCACAACTACGAAAGCGAGCTAAATGGCACAGGCCAGACGCTTCTTGTTCGGAAAGTTGCAGCAGTGGCTCGTGCATACGACAACGAGTGGGCGCGATACGACGGCAGTGATGTTGATACTTGGCTGAATCAAGTCTATGCAAAATCTCTTCCTTCTGTTGCACTCAATCAAGTAATCTCTTCTACCACCTTCCGTTGCTATCGTGGACAGAATGGATTGAGAAAAAAAGCTCTTCAATGGGCTAATATTTATTATGCATCGACCCGCTCTAGCGCTACCGTAATAACATTGTCCAAGAAATTTTTCCTTTTATCAGCGTTAGAACTTGGATGCGCATTGACTGGTACGTCTTATGACCCTTATATCGACTTTAATGTAGATTGGGGTGAAGATTTGCATCCGCTCAATTTTAACTATAGCGATGGCTCTCCGCTTCCTCTCGCCAAACAAATTGCCCTTACAATGTTGCAAGCTAATTCGTCCCCCGAAAGTGTGATATGGACGCGCTCTCCTAACTTCAATGACGGTTATTCAACAAGAAAAGACCCCAGCTATCACACCGGGCTTGGAACATCCGTTGAGGGAATTATTGGCTATCAGGATAGCTCAACTAAAAAGTGGAATTATCAGACAACGGTAGCACCGGTTTCTACGTCCAGATATGTTCACCCTGCTTTTACCGTTCCTGATACCGTTTTCATTGGCCCGAACAAAGAAATACGCTTTGAAGAAAGCGTAAATGAGGTGTAACAATGGCAAAGTGGATTACAGACCGAACGCAGGCGGATGTAGACCGGGTCAAAGAGCTTGCTTCAAAGGGAAAACTTGGCGTATGGACAGAAAAGGAACAGAAAGAGTGGGCCTCCGGTATGAAAGGAGCGCTTAGTTACACTGACTATGCACGAATCGAACAGGGCATGAAAGAGCTTGCTGACATTGTCGGAGTGAAACTTCCTATCGACCCGATTTCGGTCGTGACGGCGCTTAATACTTCCGGCAACATCCCCGCGTGGGACACTTATCCCGCCAAGTCCGAGTTCTTCATGCCATTGACTGCTAAGAAAGCTGGCCTGCTGCTCCACTCGCTGGAATTCCGCGTCAAGGGCTATATGCCGGGCAAAATGCGCACCGTCCTGCGCAAGTACGGCACCACGACCGCCCTAGTGGATAAGTTCATCGACATTATCCGCGGCTACAACGACGTGGTGTTGGACATGGGCGATTTCCCGCTGGAAAAGGGTGTCGAATACCAGCTCTATTTCGCCGCCTCCAACAACTTCTACCCGCCCTCTGTCGAACCCTCATGGGTCGTCGCAAACGACTACGTCAACATTACAAATGGAAGCGCTTATTACGGCGACGACAGCAAGCTTATTTTTTCAGGAACAATCGGTTTAACTGTGCCTGCGGAAACTGGTTGGACAATCAATGATTATCTGACCATTGCGGATGCCACTCGGTGGATTGATAACGTAAAAGCCATTCGTTCCAAATGCGGTGGCAAAAACTCTACCCCGGTAACTCCCGAGGCGCTGAGTTATCATTTTGCGGTTATCAACCAAATAGAAAAAGTTTTGTCTGACATTGAAGCGATGGCAAAGGACCATTTACTTTATTGTTCAGATACAATATGCGGAGGTGAACCCTATTATGCATTTTGTTGACCGAAAAGCAAAATATCCCGGGCGTTGGACTATGATGAAATCTGATGGCACATCAGAGATCATCACTTTGATTCGTAATGATGAACCTGTTGTCGAGGGTACTCCAATGAACGCCGACACCCTCAACACTCTGAGCGATGTTGCAGGGGCTGACATTGCAAAGGAAAAGGCAGAAGCCGCCGCAACCGTTGCGTCAACCGCAAAAGACGCTGCTGAATTAGCCGCAACCTCTTCGGAAAAAAGTAAAGACGCTGCGGCGAAGAGTGAAGCTGCGGCGAAGCAGTATGCGGACAATGCAGCGGCTATCGTAAGCACCGACCCCACCCTCACCATCTCGGGCGCACCCGCAGACGCCAAAGCCACCGGCGACCGCATCAACGCCATCAAAATCGAGACCGACAAGACCCTCACCATCTCCGGCGCTGCTGCGGACGCTGCGGCTGTAGGCAGCATCGTACTGCCCCGGGTGGTGGTGCAGACGGAAGCGGGAAGCACCGTCACCGCAGTCAGCGGGGACAAAAAGGTAACTGGCACGGCCACCGACGGCAGCTTTTCTGCGGCCCTGCCCCACGACGGCGAGTGGGAGGTCACCGCCACGCTCGGCACCGGCGTGGCCACGGAGACAATGCAGGCGGAGTATTGCCGCACCAAGACCCTTACCCTGACCTACTACACCCTGACCGTCACGGTTAAGGCGGGCAGCACCGTCACCGCCCAGTGCGGGGACAAGACCGTCTCCGGCACGGTGCCGGAGAGCGGCAGCATCAAGCTGTATCTGCCCATCGCTGGCACGTGGACGGTAACGGCCACGTTGGGCGACGAGACCGCCGAGGGCAGCTTGGAGGTGAGCGAGTACAAGGACTATCCCCTTGAACTTGCATACACCCACATCTACGGCGCAAGCTGGGACGGCACCAGCACCACCAAGTGGAGCCGCACCGACGAGGCGGCAGAGTTTACCGACCCCGTGCCGTATGTCGCGGGCGCAAGCAGCTATGGCAGTCCCTTCGATACCTTGCAGCCTTGGGCGGGTATGGTAAAGAGCGAGCGCACCGGCGGCACGATGGTGGCTATCCCCAAGTTCTGGTATTTGTTGGAGCAGACCGGCTCCGGCATGAGCATCAAGATCGCCGACAAGAAGGTGGCTGGCTACTCCGTCTCTCCCGCTCACATGGACAGGGGAGACGGCAACGGCGAGCGGGACGTGGTCTATGTTGGCCGGTATCACTGTGCCAGCGGCTACAAGAGCAAGACCGGCAGCCCCCCGCTGACAAGAAAGACTCGCTCCTCTGCCCGGACGAACATCCACAGCCTCGGCTCTGCCATCTGGCAGTGTGATTTTGCCATGCGGTTTACGCTCTGGCTGCTGTACATCGTCGAGTTTGCCGACTGGAACAGTCAGGCGAAAATCGGCTATGGATGCAGTCCGAGCAGCGACACCTTTACGATGGGTTATACCGACTCGATGCCGTATCATACCGGCACCGATCAGAGCAGCCGGGCCACCTACGGCGGTACGCAGTACCGCAACATCGAGGGCCTGTGGGATAACGTGTTGGACTGGTGCGATGGCTGCTACAACAACAGCGACGGCCTGAACATCATCCTGAACCCCTCCAAGTTCAGCGACAGCAGCAATGGCACCGCGGTGGGCGTCCCGTCCAATGGCTGGCCGTCCGCATTCAAGGTCAAGGCAAACGGAGGCTTCCCGATGTTTATCCCCACATCCACGCCCGGTAGTGACGCAACGTACTCGTGCGATTACTGGTACTTCAGCTCGTCGAGCCCGTGCCTCTGCGTTGGTGGTGACTATAGCCACAACTCCAACTATGGTTTGTTCTACGTCAACTACAGCAACGCGTCGAACGCCTACGGGAACGTTGGCTTCCGCCTCCAGGAACTCCCCAACGGGGGAGTCTGAGGGGGTCGCAACCCCCGCAGATAACCGCGCCGTAAGGCGCTGAACTTTATATGGGACTGTCTGTGCATTGCCGGTGTTTTTGTTCCCGGGTTCGTGCGATTACTGGAACTTCAGCTCGTCGAGCCCGTGCCTCTACGTTGGTGGTAACTATAGCCACAACTCCAACTATGGTTTGTTCTACGTCAACTACAACAGCACGTCGAACGCCAACGGGAACATTGGCTGCCGCTTCCTTTTTTGATATTTCCAACCTCACATATTCTTGGCACAGACAGCCGCACACCCCACGGTGAAGATAGGCATTTTGGGAGCAGGCTAGTACACTCCGCAGGGAGCGCTGGAAAGCCTGTACAGCTAAAAGGAGGTATTCCAAATGAAAAGGGCTGGAAAGCTCTTTGATACGCTAATATCAGACGATAATCTGTTGCTTGCCATCGACGAAGTCAACCGAACCCACCATTGGTGCAAGGGCCACCGCCCCAACACCTGCACGGCGTGGGTGGAAGAAACCAAAGCGGAGCGGGTGAAAGACCTGCGCCGTATGCTCATCAAGGGCTTTGAGCCGAAACCGCCCCATGTCTCCCAGCGCTAGGATACCAGCGCCCGGAAGTGGCGAACCATCAGCGAACCGGCGCAGTGGCCGGACCAGTATGTGCATCACGCCCTCATTCAGGCGCTGCAGCCGAAGATGATGCAGGGCATGGATTTTTACTGCTGCGGGAGCATCCGGGGCCGGGGAACGGAGCGGGAGAAGAAAGCGATCGAGCGCTGGCTGAAGTACGACCGCAAAGGCACGAAGTACGAGTTTTGCGGTGACATCCGGCATTTTTACGAGAGCCTGACCCCGGAAGTGGTGATGGCGAGAATGCGCCAGCTCTACAAAGACCGCCGCGTCCTTGACCTCATCGAGCACATCATCCGCAACGGCATCCAGCTTGGAACCTACACGTCTCAGTGGCTTGCCAACGCCGTGCTGCAGCCCCTCGACCGACTCATCCGGGAGAGCGGCTATTGCAAGCACTACGCCCGGTACATGGACAACATGACGGCATTCGGCCCCAACAAGCGAAAGCTGCGGAAGCTCCGCATCCTTGTGGAGGACTGGCTGAACGCCCACGATCTGAAGCTCAAGGGCGACTGGCAGGTGTTCCCGGTGGCAAAGCCGCAGCGCAAAGTGCCGCTGGCCCTGCCCCGGCGTGGCTATGAACGCACCAAAGGCCGTCTGCCGGATGCCGTAGGCTATCGCTACGGCAGAGGGTACACCATCCCGCGCAAGCACAATCTGCTCCGAATGAAGCGGGCCATGGCAAGGTATCGCCGCCGCATCCGGCAGGGCAGACCCATCCACCCCAAGTCGGCCGCCAGCCTGCTTTCGCGCCTCGGACAGCTCCGGCACTGCAACAATTATCATCTCTATCAATGGCTGTTTCGGGGAGAGCGGGTCGTCCGCGACCTGAAGCACGTCGTCCGAGAGCATCGGAGAAAGGAGAACCTGACGTGGACTATGTTTTTGGCACAGAGGGCGGCGCTGAAGTCCTCAAGACCATCGGCGACGCTCACACCGGTCTGACCGGCTACCACCAGCTTGAGCGGGAGTATCCCGACCAGACCATCACCGACAGTTTCCGGGTCATCCGCAAGCTGCGCAGCGCGGAGGACGCGGAGGGGCGCTGCTATGACTGGTACGAGATCGACCGCCACTACCGGATGACCGACAAGACCGGACCCGTGGCGGAGCAGCTGGCAAAGACTGCCGCAGAGATGGAGGACGCCCTGTGCGAGCAGGATATGGAATCACAGGAGCGGCTGGCGACTATCGAGGACTCGCTGTGCGAGCTGGACGCCGCCGTCAACAAGTAAGGAGGATTTCAAAATGGATAAAATTTGGGCAAACAGACTGGTCGCCGGTACCAAAACGTGGGCAGAGATGCCCGCAAGCCGCCGCCCCGGGGTCAAGCGGGAGCTGGCCAAACGGGTAGACGACGGTGAGATCAGTGAAGAGCGGTATAAGGAGATCACGGGGGAGGACTACTACAATGGATAAACTGCTGGAGCTGCTGGAAAAGCTGGTGCGGGCTCTCTTTGGCCCGGGGGACAAGCAGGATGCCGAAGAGGCAAAGCCCGCACCGGAACCTCCCGAACCCCCCGGGGCAGAGGCTGTAACCGGCTGGGAGGGCGACCCGCCATACCGGTATATCGACGTGAGCCGGTATCAGGGCAAAATTACCCTCGACGGCTGGCTCAAGGTCAAAGCGGCTGGTTACAAGGGCGTCATGCTCAAGACGGTATCCACCAACTACAAGCTCTCCAAGCGGGCAGACGGCCTGTATATCGACCCGACCTTTGAGACCAACTACCGCAACGCCCGGGCTGCAGGGCTGGACGTGGGCGTCTACTACTACACCTACGCCACCAGCGAGGCCATGGCCGATGCAGAGCTTGCCCTGCTGCGGCAGGCGGTCTACGGCAAGGAGCTGACCCTGCCTGTGGCGGTGGACGTGGAGGAAAACAAGCTCAGGCCCATGAGCACCCTCGACCTCACCAACCTCACCGCCTATGCGCTGGAACAGGTGGAAAAGATGGGGTTTTACGCCCAACTGTACACCTACACCGGTTACAAGTACGAGCTTGACATGACTCGGCTGTCCTCTCGGTGGGACGTCTGGCTTGCCGACTACACCGGCAAGACACCCAACGTGACGTTTAACTACAACGCTCACCAGCACACCAGCAAGGGCGCTGTGCCGGGCATCTCCGGCGACGTAGACCTCAACGTCACTACCCTCAACTACCCGAAAATCATCGAAAAGAAGGGCCTGACCCGTCTTCGGGAGGGCGCATGAGCGACGCTATAATCGTAGCACTCATCACTGGCGGCCTGAGCCTGATCGGCGTGCTTATCTCTAATAGCAGGGCCGCTCAAAACATGGACGCCAAGCTGGAAAAACAGCAGGCCATTACCGACACTAAGCTGGACGAGCTGACCCGGGAAGTCCGGACACACAACAATTTTGCCCAGCGCATCCCAGTGCTTGAAGAACAGATGAAGGTGGCAAACCACCGCATTGCAGACCTCGAAAAAGAGAGAGGAGAGTAATACATGGCAACAATCAATAACATTTTGGGCGTCATTCCCGCCCCTGTGGCCCTTGTGCTCATGCTGGGCGGCTTTATCTTTTACGCCCTGGGCTGCATCCGGCTGGGCTATGGCGCAGCGGTAAAGCCGCTGGTGCTCGACCTCATCGAGCGGGCAGAGCAGGAGATTCAGGGGACAAAGCGCGGCGCAGAGCGCAAGGCGTGGGTCGTCAAGATGCTTCGCGCCGCCCTGAGTACCAGCAAATACGGCAGGCTCATCAGCTGGGCAATCACCGACGAGACCATCGGCACCGTTATTCAGTTTTTCTTTGACCGCGCCCGGGCGGCGCTGGAAAAGCAGTAAGGAGATTATTATGGCAAGCACTACATACCACCATCTCGGTGACGTCACCGAGATGTACGCCGCACAAGAGCAATTTCGGCACGTCACGAAAATGGTCTGCGCACGTCTTCGTGGCCTCACGAAAACATACCATTTTGCCGTGCTTGGCAATATGGTACGTAACGCCGGACAGCTGCCGCAGCCTTTTTGGCTCGGTGCTGCCTGTGGCGGCGGCTCGCGTAGTGCTGCCCGCTGCGCTGCAAGGACTTGACCGACAGCAGATGACCGCCGCCATTAAAAACGCACCGCTTGGGAGGGTAGACCGTAAGATAGCCTTACTGCGGTACGTGGAGCGGCTCCCGCTGCCGGACATTGCAGCACAGACACATTACAGCCGGACGGCGATAGGCTACCGACTGAAAAGCATTGAAAAAATGCTGAATATGTGATATAATATTTTTACGATCTGAGTGTATGTAGGACGCATGTTTAAGGCTGATTCTACAAACGCAACAAAGCGGCAGGCTATTCCAGAGCTTGCCGCTTTTCTTTTTGCACGAATTGTGGTATAATAACATCAACAAATCCACCCGGACTCTCGAAGAAGCGCATTAGGGTAGATATTTGCCAGCTAACCCAGTGCTTTATCTGGGAATGAAAAAAGCGGTTGCCGGATAGGCGCCGACCAGTCTCCCGCACGCCTACTTATAGTGCGTACCATGCGGGAAACGCAAATAATCCCCTGCTTTGCCGAAGCCCTGCGTGCCACGCGGGGTACTTTGTAGGCAAAGTGGGGGATTTTTGTTTTGTTCACACTAGTTTTGTCGAAAACATTGCCATATATTGGATGATGTGATATCTTAGCATTGCACTCCAATGTGTGCATCCTTACAGTTAAGCGCTCATGCGGATTTTTCCGTGTGGGCGCTTTTCTTTTTTGTCCTTCGTTGTACCTTCGTTGTCCTTCACTTTTTGCCGATGCGGTACACTGAGAGCACAAGGAGGGATGTTTTATGAGCTATTATCCGACACCCGGAGCGGCCTATGTTCCGCAGCAGCCTGTCAACCCTTACAGCGGCATGGGTACAGTTGGTCTTGCTTCTCCTCTACCCAACACGCAAATGCAACAGGCGCAGCCGCAGCGTCCGCAGCCGATGAATGGGCAACAGCCTGTTCAGCAGTCGGCACAAGATGGCGGTTGGTTGCTTGGCAGACCTGTTTCCAGCAGGGAGGAGTTTTTGGCAATTCCATCTGATCTGTACGGAAGATGGACGTATTGCCCGGATTTGCGTAGTGGGGTCATCTACTGCAAACGTCTGAATCCAAACACTTGTGAATCTGACGTGTTAGAGTTCTACAGCCCGGAAGCATGGCGGCAGATGCAAGCGCAACAGGCACAGCAGACCGCTGCACCGACACAGCAGTATGTGCCTATTGAGCAGTACGACACCCTTGTCCATCGGCTGGATGAACTGGAAAAGTGGCAGAAGAGTTTTTCTAAGCCCGCTACCACAGCGAAGAAAGGAGAATAAACAATGCCCTCTCCGTTTGATATGATTACGCACAGCCCGATCATGCAGCTTGCAAATCTTGCTCGTGCCGGGCAGAACCCGATGGGGCTTATCCAGCAGTTGGGTGGGCAGAGCGCACCCATCATGCAGGGGCTGAACTTGATTCAGGGCAAAAATGAATCGCAGCTCCGAACGATGGCGCAGAACCTCGCCAAAGAGCGTGGCATCGACCTGAACCAGTTGGCAAGTGTCCTGAATCTGACGTTGCCCCGATAACGCACCCCTCTAAGCGAAACGCTTCTCAGTTTTGCGGACTTGACAAAAACCGCTTTTGTTTGGCTTCGCCCATCGCATACGGCGGTGGGATAGCATAACGCAAAACTGAAAGGAGTTTTTTATGGACGATTTTGCAACTGGCTATCTGGCTGGGCAGGATGGCGGCAATAACAACGGCGGATTCTTCGGCAACGAAGGTCTGTGGGCGGTTATCATCCTCGCCATCATATTCGGCTGGGGTACGAACGGCAATGGTCGGAACAGCGGGGACAACGGTATGAACAGCTACATCCCCTATCTGGTGGGCACTGGTGCAACCGGGCAGGGCGGTGCGGACACCCGTGCGGCTCTGTCTGAGGGCTTCTACCAGCAGGATACCTCCCGTTCTCTGGCTGGCATCCAGAGCGGTATCTGCTCTCTGGGCTATGACCAGCTGGCGCAGATCAATGGCATCAACGCCAACATTGCAAGCGGCTTTGCGGGCGTGAACAGTGCCATTTGTCAGCTTGGCTACCAGAACGCACAGCTGGTAAACGGTCTGGAACGCAGCGTATCCAATGGCGACAACGCCATCAGCCTTGCCATCATGCAGGAGGGCAACGCACGGCAGGCGGGTCAGACTGCACTTGCGACGCAGCTGGCATCTTGCTGCTGCGAGAACAAGCAACTCATCGGCGACCTGAAGTACACCATCGCAACGGAGGACTGCGCTACCCGTCAGGCCATCGCAGACAACGCCCGCGCCATCGTGGACAACTGCAACGCCAACTTCCGCAGCATGATGGACTACTTCACGCAGGATAAGATTGCCACTCTGACCGCTGAGAACCAGAGCCTGAAGTTCGCCGCTTCTCAGGATCGTCAGAATGCGCTTCTGACCACTGTGATGTCCCAGCAGACCGATACCATCCTGAACCGGGTCAATCCTCGTCCGATTCCCGCTTATCAGGTGGCAAACCCCAACGTGGGCGTGAACTGCTGCGGCTGCTGCTAACCTACACACTCCCCGATAACACCGGGTGAACCATCGGGGCAGGGGTAAGACACCTCTGCCCCTGATTTTTTAGGAGGAAAATACTATGGCTTGCAAAACAAGCTGCAAACTCTGCCAGCACTTGGTCATCAGTCAGGCAGTCACGTTTGCCGACGATACGCTGACTATCAATATTCCTGCTGGCGCATACCAGAACGGCGAAAAGTATTGCATTGTCGTTGCTCAGAGCTTGCCGGACACGACCACCATCAACGCCCCTGTGGTCATTACCATCGGCGCTGGCACGACCGCATACCCTCTGACCGACTGCAACTGCGCTCAGGCGACCGCCGAGAGCATCCACACCCGGACCCGCTACGCTACCCGTGTTGCAACGTCTGCGACCGGCACAGGCGCGTTCAAGTATCTTGGCTGCTTCTGCCGCTCTCACGCCGGTGCGCCTGCGTCCATTTCTTGAGGAGGTATAGATTATGGGCAAGAACAATTTTCGCCGCATGATGATGCTCCGTGACCACGACAAAAACCGTGAGCCGGAACGTGACCGCCTTGAGGAAGAGCGTGACCGCAGGGAGCGCGAGCTGGAACGCCGTCTGCGTAAGCTGGAAGGCGGCAACGACCGCTATCCCTATTATCCGCAGGAGGAGAACCGCTACATCGACCCCTACCCTACCCCCCGATACCCTGACGTAGAGTATGGGCGCAGAATGCCGCAAATCGGCTTCTCGCAGAACGGCGACTGGGATAAACGGTCTGGGCAGTACGAACGTGGCGGTGCTGACAGCCGCTCCATCAAGATGCCACGCCAGCACCTCACCCATGATGAAGCGGAGGAATGGTGTGACAGCATGGTGAACGCTGACGGCACAAAGGGCTGTCACTGGACGCTGGAGCAGACGCAGGACGTTGCCAAGCAGCGCAATATCACCTGCGACCCGAACGATTTCTGGGCTGTCATGAACATGATGTACTCGGATTATTGTCAGGTCGCAAAGCGTCAGTCCGTTGACACTCCGGGCTTCTACGCTGACATGGCAAAGGCGTTCCTTGAGGACGCAGATGCCACAGACGGCAAGGCATATCTCTACTGGGATTGCATTGCTGATAAGTAAAACGAAACCCCTGTGCGGTCATTGTGACTACACAGGGGTTTATTGTTATCTCCAAATCATAAAGCACTTATTGTCTACGCAATCTTGAAGGATTTCTTTGAAGTCTTTGAACTTTGCGGGATTTTCTCTACCTGCATATCCGTAAATAATGCTATCGTAATAATCACCTATAACTTTCAAGATTTCCTTGCAGGCACCGTATCGGATTTTTCCGTCACAGTCCGATTGATAAAGGAAATCTGCAATTTTGATTGGAAGTTCCTTGCTTTCAACCAATCGCTCTGTTTCGTCATTGTACGATTCAAGAGCGTGTTCTTTTTCGGGAGAGGGTGTGTCGAGAATGTCATCAAGCTTTTTATAGTGTTCTCCGACTTCCGAACCAACAAGTTCTGCAACTTTCGTTCTCAACTTGAAAAAACCGAAATAGCCCACATCCATTTCACGCCCAGTCTTTTTGCATTTGATGGTTACGCCCATTCGTCAATCCTCCAACGAATTTGTGTAGTACAATTCCATATCCGCCTTGTACGCGTCTAGTTGTCTTTTGCTATCTACAAGCGTGTTAAAGCTAAATCCTGCTGCAAAAGATACGGCGATGGACAAAATCAAGTGCGCTGCAACCCATTTACCAGCAAAGATAAACGGAATCTGAACCGCTACGGCAAAGGCATTGAACAAAAGAACGTAAACTCCGTGCTTGACCATTTTCTGTAAACGGCTAATGCTTTCTTCGTAAAATTCTTTCGACCTCTTCATACGTCAATCCTCCAAGAAATCCTCTTGATTCAGAACTTGATTTACAATTCGTTCTGTACATTCTTTGATAACCGTAGATGCAGGGACGTGTTCTTCATAAGCTATGTTTTCATATTGTGCTCCTGCATATTCAAAAAATCTTTTAGAAAGTATTTCTGCATCCGCACGGCACAACGGCTTTAATTCGTATTGCAACGGAAATCTTCTTGCAAGGGCAGGGTCAAGCCTATCAAATCGGTTTGTCGTTCCAATAATAATGACATTGTTCGGTAATCTATCCATTTCCTGCATAATCGCAATAACCACACGGTTCATTTCCCCAACGTCATCTTTTTGCCCACGAGCCATTCCGACCGCATCTATTTCATCAAAACAAAGAACGCAAGGAGCAGTTCTCACATAATCAAAAATTCTTGCAAGGTTAGATTGTGTTTGCCCTAAGTGCGAATCAACTAGACTTGAAAATTGAATCCTCAAAAACGGAAGTTTTGCTTTATGCGCGATATACCTAGCCAGCATGGTTTTGCCGCATCCGCTTTGTCCATAAAGCATCAATGCTGGCAAATAAGGAATGCCCATTTCATTTAATTTTTCAGATGCTCGATAAATAGCAACGATTTTCTGCGTTATACTTTTTTCTTCGTTCCTAAGAAGGAATCTTGCTTCTGGAAATTCTTCTGTATCCTCTGCGATCAAAAGATGCTGTAAGTTATATGGCAATTCAATAAATTCTCTTTTGCTTTCCAACTTGCGAAGCATATTTTCTTTGAACTGCTCATCTTTTTTGGATGATATAGAATCCAAAATGATTTTAACAGCTTTTTGCGCGTTTCGCATATCACCATCGCAAACAAATCGAATAAGGCGTCGTTCACTATCATTCATCTAAGAAATCCTCGTATCATAAAAGAGTAGTATTTATAGACCGCTCTCCAGCGGAATGCTACAATAGTTCCAGGGTGCTGTGGATTGGTGAAAAATCCCTACCGTAAAGACGGTTTATTGGAGGCTCCAACCACAGCTTCTTTGTTGAAATGTTAATCAGTTAGATACCGCCAGACGGTTTATTTAGAACGAGGTTACAAGAGCAAAGAAGTCTGTGGTCCTGAACAGCATCGAAATAAATACGCCGGAGGTATCAAAATGGTTTGTGTTGGAATTGACGTTGCCAAGGATAAGCACGACTGCTGTATTCTCGACTCGGACGGAACGATTCGTGCCGACTGCATTACCATCCCCAATAACATGGATGGCTTCAAGCAGCTGCTTCAGACGATTCGAGACTGTACCAAAAAGTCAGACAAAATAAAAGTAGGACTTGAGGCTACCGGACATTACAGCTACAACATTCTTGGATTTCTTCTTGACAATGACCTGGCCGTCTATGTCATGAATCCTTTGCACACCAACCTGTACCGAAAAAGTCTCAGCCTTCGCAAAACCAAAACCGATCGTGTGGATGCAAGAACGATTGCAACTATGCTATTGTCCGATGTAGACCTCAAGTCCTACACGGATACAGCATACCA